TATTCTACAACGCGGCTACAACTTTAAAGCCGACGTTTGCGAATCATTACGTTCAAGTAACACCAGCAAACTCAGAAGATATCGATGCATTTGTATTCGATAACCCACAACAACAATATGTAGTAGCAACAGATGCTGCAGTAGCGCAATCTGGATATCTAGAAACGTATGATATGAATACAACAGCTGGTAGTACAACTACTGGTCAGTCTTCAGCTACGTTAGATATCGGAGATACAAGTGCTGATGCAGACTCTTGGAGATTACTTCGATCTGCTGAAGATCCTGAAAACGATGAAAATGCGGCTTTCAGATCTGTAGTAGTAGTTGCTAATCTAATTGAGCTACAATCGTAAAGCTAGAATAGGAGAACAATAATGGCAATATCACGATCACAACTAGTTAAAGAACTAGAGCCAGGTTTGAACGCACTGTTCGGCTTGGAATACAAAAGGTATGAAAATCAGCATGCTGAAATTTATACTGAAGAAGCATCTGACAGAGCTTTCGAAGAGGAAGTAATGTTAAGTGGCTTTGCAAACGCACAAGTAAAAGGTGAAGGATCTGGTGTATCATTTGATGAAGCACAAGAAACTTTCACTGCGAGATACACTCACGAGACTGTAGCTTTAGCATTCGCGATCACTGAAGAAGCGATCGAGGACAACTTGTATGACAGACTTGCGTCTAGATATACAAAAGCTTTAGCAAGATCTATGAGTAACGCTAAACAAGTAAAAGCGGTAGAACCTTTAATTCAAGGTCTTCCTTCAACGGATGGTTTTGATTCAGGTGACGGCGTTAGTTTGTTTAACACATCTCACCCAACAGTATCTGGAACTTTCCAGAACACGTTGACTACTCAAGCTGACTTAAACGAAACTTCGTTAGAGCAATCTTTGATCGACATCGGTCAAATGACTGACGAAAGAGGTTTAAGAATTGCTGCAAGAGGAGTAAAAATGATTATTCCTTCAGAGCTACAATTCACAGCTGAAAGACTTATGAAGTCTCAAGGTAGAACTGGAACAGCTGATAACGATATCAATGCTATCGTATCTATGGGTATGATTCCTCAAGGTTATAGAGTGAACAATTACCTAACTGATACAGATGCGTTTTATATCTTAACAGACATTCCAAATGGAATGAAAATGTTCAACAGAGCTCCATTGACAACTGCAATGGAAGGTGACTTCGATACTGGAAACGTAAGATACAAAGCTAGAGAAAGATACTCATTTGGTGTATCTGACCCTAGAGGTATCTTCGGCGTTGAAGGTGCGTAATCAATAAATTTTATGGGGCCGCCTTAAAACGGCCCCATTTACAACATAAATGGTGGGATTCATGAAAAACTTCACAGTAAAAATATGGGCATATGATCACTATGCAAAATTTAATGTTTTTGCAGAAGATACTGCTATTTCTCTTGAACAGTCAATCCTTGACAAACTGGGAGAAAAGAGTATAAATTGGGAATATCTTGGTATATCATATGATAACCGAGTAAACAGAATAACCTATGAGGAGGTTGTTGATGATACAAGACCTATACAAACAAAAAAGGTCCTTGGAGTTGAAGTGGGAACAGGAGCATCTGTCTAATGGTAGATACACTCTTGAAATGGTCAGAATCGATGACAAAGTTAAACAAGTCATTACTGACATTAAGCTTGAAGAAGCTAAAATTGCTCACAGGCAAAATACTATTGAAGGTGCCGCTCCACAAGTTTCTGTAGCTACTTAATCAAAAGCTACATCGCTGAAATGCATAAATACCGTAGGCTCTCTTGCACTCTACTAAAAAATAACATATAATATCTTTACTATACATTAAATTGAATATCGACGCGTATAGTCGACGGCCTAGAGACGATATTCAAATAACTAGGAGGATAACACTATGGCAAACACTACGTTTTCAGGACCAGTCATTTCTAAAAATGGCTTTACAAGTACAGGTCCTGGTATGACTGTTAGCTTAACAGCTGACACAACATTAACAGTTGCTGCACATGCGGGTAGAATTTTACTTTGCAATGATGCTGACGGTAAATTTACTTTACCTTCAATCAATGTAAATGCAAATGGCGCATCAGCAGGTGATAATGACTTTAATAATCTAAATAATATCGGTGCAACTTTCACATTTTTTGTTGAAACAGCTGCAACTGATATGGACATCTTAACTGATGGTACTGATAAATTTAAAGGTGCTATCATGATTGGTGTTGACGATGGTTCGAAAAAAGCTTTCGTACCAGGTGCATCTAACGATGTTATTACTATGAATGGTTCTACAAAAGGTGGAATCGTTGGTAGTGTAGTATCTTTCACAGCGATTGATACTGCTACATACATGGTTCATAATTCTTTATTAATTGGATCAGGTACAATAGTAACACCATTCGCAGACGCGTAATAAATTAACTCGGGGCGCCTGGTAATGCAGGCGTCCTTTAAAAGGAGGACAAAAACATGGCAGACACAGTATTAAATACAACTGTATTTGACGGAGCAAAAAAACTAATCACACACTACAACGTAGTTTCTGATAATTCAGGGAGCACAACTAAAATTGTTGATGTTTCTGAATTAACAAAAAGCCCAGCAGGAAAAAGTTGCCTAACTGTAAGATTAAATAAAGTTAGTTGTAACGTTTCAGTAACTGCACCAGCAGATGCATTACGTATGCAATGGGATGCAACGACTGATGTTGTATTTCAAAGTTTAAATGGTGAAATGGAATATGATTACTCTGATTTTGGTGGTTTAAAAAACACTAAAGCTAGTGGTTATACTGGAGATGTAAACATAGTTTTACCAGCTTGTACAGCAGGAGATACCGGAACAGTTGTTTGTGAGTGGATTAAAGTTTACGAATAGGATTTTAAATGGCTAATACTACTTCGGGAACTACAACGTTCGACAAAACTTTTTCTATTGAAGAGATAATAGAAGATGCTTTTGAACGTATTGGACTAAATTCTGTAGCGGGTTATCAATTAAAATCTGCTAGAAGATCTCTTAATATTCTATTTCAAGAATGGGGTAATAGAGGTATTCACTATTGGGAAATAGACGAAACTAATCTTGATTTAATTCAAGGTCAGTCAGACTATGATTTTTTTAGAGCTAGTAGTGATGGAACTTCTGCAACGACTACACCTACTAATGGAATCTATGGCATGTCCGATGTTCTTGAAGCACAATTAAGAAATAATAGAACTCAAACTACTCAATCAGACTCACCGATGACAAAAGTAGATAGATCTACTTATGCAGGTTTTTCTAATAAACTTTCACAAGGTACACCTAATCAATATTGGGTAGAAAGATTTATTGATAAAGTTAGAATACATGTTTACCCAACACCAGATTCTACAAATGCATCTAAAGACCTACATTTTTATTATATAAAAAGAATACAAGATGTGGGTGATTATACAAATGCAACAGATGTACCATTTAGATTTGTACCTTGTATGACAGCTGGACTTGCTTTTTATTTATCACAAAAATATGCACCACAACTAGCTCAACAAATGAAATTATATTATGAAGACGAATTACAAAGAGCACTTGCAGAAGATGGTTCAGCTTCAAGTACACATATAACACCAAAAGCTTATTACCCAGGAACATAATGTCAAAGTATGCAACAGGAAAACATGCAAAAGCAATATCAGACAGGTCTGGTATGGAGTTTCCATATAGAGAAATGGTTAGAGAATGGAATGGTTCATTTGTTCACTACACAGAGTTTGAACCAAAACAACCTCAATTAGAACCAAAACCAGCAGGTGGAGATGGTATTGCATTATTACAAGTAAGACCAGATAGAACAGAACCAATTACAACTGTAATGATAGCACAAGATGGTTTTGAAACATATGCTGCAGGATCAGGAATTATAAATGTATTTTCACCTGGACACGGTTTAACAAATGGAACAACATATTTATTTAGAGGACCCCCAACAATTTCACCAGGAACAGGCACAGCAAGTAATCCTGTTTTTGCTTACGCAACAATTCCTAATTTTGATGGGATAACAGGTGCACAAATAGGTCAAGGTTCAGGATATGCTGTTACAACAGGAAAATATATTCCCGATACAGGAGACGGAAATCCAGGAAGAGGTACATCTGATTATTTTGTTTCAAATTTCTTCTTCTTTACAGTTAATTCAGATACTGCTACAAGTGGTAATATAAAAGGAGGAGGTTATGGTTGTTCAATAGGACCCATAACAATAGAAGCATGATAAATAAAATTTGGAATTGGATAAAAAATATATTTAAACCTGAAAAACAGGACCCACATCTTACTTTGTATGAAGAAGTTAAAAAAAATTTTTGTGATGAACACAATAAATATAAACACCGTTGTCCTAAATGTAGAGAATTAGCAGGAGTAGCATAATGGCTGGATTAAGTGCATCAGGATTAAAAACACAAATTAGAAGTTATACCGAAACAGATTCTAATGTTTTATCAGACTCTGTTTTAGAAAATATAATATTAAATGCACAATATAGAATTTTTAGAGATGTACCAATTGATGCTGATAGAAAGCAACAATCAGGTAATTTGGTGACAGGACAAGAAACTATTAATGCTCCAGCAGGAGCTGTCTTTATAAGAGGTATCCAAGTCTATGATTCTACATCAGAAATTACAGGACCTAATGTTTGGTTAGAAAAAAAAGACATAACTTATTTACAAGAATATGTATCTTCAACAGCATCAACTAAAAGGGGCCAACCTAAATATTATGCTATGTTTGGTGGTGGAACTGGTGAGTCTGACACAACATCTGGAAGAATGATGTTTGCTCCTGTCCCTGATACAACATACAAATTTAGAGTTCACTACAATGCTGCACCGGCTTTATTAGAAAATAATGATACGAATTATATTAGTCTAAACTTTCCAAATGGACTATTATATTGTTGTCTATCAGAGGCATATGGATTTTTAAAAGGTCCAATTGATATGTTGACACTATACGAAAATAAGTATAAACAAGAGGTACAAAAGTTTGCTAATGAGCAAGTTGGTAGAAGACGAAGAGACGACTACACAGACGGCGCAGTTAGAATACCAGTAACCTCGGCAAACCCATAGGAGAAAAATTATGGCAATAACATCGGCAGTATGTACAAGTTTTAAAGTTGAACTTTTAAAAGGAGTTCACAATTTTACAGCTACAACAGGAAACACATTCAAAATAGCTTTATATACAAGTTCTGCAACTTTAGGAGCTTCTACAACAGCTTACAGCGCAACAAACGAAATTTCAAATACATCTGGAACTGCTTACACAGCAGCTGGAGCAACTCTTACAAGTGTTACTCCTGTAGCATCAAGCACAACAGCAGTTTGTGATTTTGCAGATGTTAGTTATACAGATGCTACATTCACAGCTAATGGTGCTTTAATTTACAATGACTCTGCTTCAGGTGATCCAGCATGTGCAGTAATTGCATTTGGTTCTGATAAAACTGTAACAAGTGGAACTTTCACAATTCAATTCCCAACAGCAGACGCAACTAACGCAATCATAAGAATAGCATAGGAGGTAAACTCTTATGTCTACTACGACATTTACAGTTACCGTAGTAAGTACAGATGATGGTAATAAATATTTTATTGATGGTGTAAGACAAGACACTCTTTTCTTTTCAAAAACTGGAACATATAAATTTGATCAATCTGATTCTTCAAACTCATCTCATCCTTTAAGACTTTCAACTACATTCAACGGAACTCATTCTGGAGGAAGCGAATATACTACGGGAGTTACAACTAATGGAACACCTGGAAGTGCAGGAGCTTATACTCAAATTGAAGTAGCTTCTGACGCTCCTGATAATTTATATTATTATTGTTCAAATCACTCTTTAATGGGCGGTTCTGTTTTTATAGGCACAAGTACATGGGGTAATAATACTTGGAATGCAAACTCATGGCAGTCTGGTGTAGCTTTAGCTTCTTTAACCGGAGTATCTGCGACAGCAAGTGTTGGAGCACCAGATGTTTTTCCTGAACAAGGATGGGGATCTGATACTTGGGGTTTTGAAAACTGGGGAGAGAGTGCTTTAACTGTAGTTGTAGATATGAGTGGAGTCTCTGCAACTTCTGCAGTTGGTTCTGTAACCGTATCAGCGGAAATAAATTCAGGTTGGGGAAGACAAGCTTGGAATGCTAACGCTTGGGGTATTCAGGGAACTATATTACTTGATGGTCAACAAGCAACTGCAAGTGTTGGTTCACCAACAGTTGGAGACATAATAGGATTAACCGGAGTATCTGCGACAGCAAGTGTTGGAGCTCCTGACATTATTGGAGATATAACACAAACGCTAACTGGAGTTTCTGCAACTTCTGCAGTAGGAACATTATCTGCAGCAGATGTAATGGGACTAACAGGAGTTTCTGCAACTGTTTCTGTCGGAGCGTTAACTCCAGCAGATGTAATGGGATTAACAGGAGTATCTGCAACAGTAAGTCTTGGTGATGCAACTGTTTCATCAAACCCTATTGTTGTACCAACAGGAGTTTCTGCAACTGTTTCTGTCGGAGCATTAGCACCAGCAGATGTAATGGGATTAACAGGAGTATCCATGACTTCTTCTGTTGGTTCTTTATCACCTTCAGATGTCATGGGATTAACAGGACAATCAGCTACTGCTTCTGTTGCTGAATTTGGAACTTCTTCAGGTTTTGGTATTCAAGCATATCAAGCTATTGACACAGGTTCAAATACATCGTATACAGACGTAGCAGCATAAGTTTAGGAGAAAAAATATGGCATCAACTTATACACCCCTAGGGATAGAACTTCAGGCAACTGGTGAAAACGCCGGTACATGGGGAACAAAAACTAATACGAATTTACAAATTATCGAACAAATTTCAGGTGGCTATACAACACAATCAATAGCTGGTGGTGCACAAACTACAGCTTTATCAGTTTCTGACGGATCAACTGGAGCAACTTTATCTCACAGAATGATTGAGTTTACAGGAACTATTTCAGGAAATCAGATCGTAACAATTCCACTAGATGTACAAACTTTTTATTTTTTAAGAAATTCAACATCTGGATCACACACTGTACAATTTAAATATGCTTCTGGATCAGGAGATAGTTTTACTTTTGCAGCAGGAAACAAAGGCGATGCTCTTGTATTTGCAACTGGAAATGATGGAACTAATCCAGATATAGATACTTTACCAGCTGGTGATGTAACACTTACTGGAACTGAAACTTTAACTAATAAAACTTTAACTTCACCAAAAATTGGTACATCTATTTTAGATACTAACGGAAATGAATTAGCTTTACTTACAGCTACAAGTTCTGCAGTAAATGAATTTACAGTTGCTAACGCTGCAACAGGTGCGGGACCAACTCTTTCATCTACAGGTGATGATTCAAATATAGATATTAACATAACTCCAAAAGGAACTGGAGATGTTGTTCTTGCAGGTGACACTGTAAAAGTTGGAGACAGTGGTGCAGCAGCTACTTTAACTTCAAATGGAGCAGGTACACTTACAGTAACAACAGGTGGAGCAACTGACCTAGTTTTAAATACAAACAGTGGAACTAGTTCAGGATCAATTACAATTACTGATGGAGCAGATGGAAATATTAACATTGCACCAAATGGAACTGGTGTTGTTCAAGCTGGTGGTTCAGCAGTAAAAGTAGCAGGTAAGGAAACTATTTGGGTTCCAGCAGTTGCTATGTACCCTAACTCTACAAATGGTTGTGCAGATTTAGCACAAGTTGAGTTAGCAAATGGTCCAGAAATTAAAACTTTAGATTTTGACAAAGATGCAGACGAGTTTGCACAGTTTGCTGTAGCATTTCCTAAATCATGGAATGAAGGTACAGTAACTTTTCAAGCTTTCTTTACAGCAGATACTACAAACACAGGAACAACAGCATGGGGTTTATCTGGTGTAGCTATTTCTGATGATGATTCTTGCAACACAGCTTTTGGAACACAAGTTGTTGCAACTGCAAAAGCTATGAGTGGAACAGCAAACGATTTAGCAGTAGCTGCTGAAAGTGGAGCAGTGACTATTGCAGGATCACCTGCAGCAGGAGATGAAGTATTTTTTCAAATTTCAAGAGATGTGTCAGCAGATAGTTTAACAGCAGATGCAAAACTATTAGGTATTAAATTATTCTTTACTACTGACGCTGCTAACGACGCATAATAGGAATAGAGTATGAAAAGAATAGACCCTAAACTTACAGCTAGTAAGAACACAAAAACTATACAAAATAGAAAAGGTAAAAACTTTGGATATCAAGTTTTAGGATTTGGATCTGGAGGAGCTTTAGGACCTTTAATAATTGATTATCTTGTAGTTGGTGGTGGCGGAGGTGGTGCTTCCGGAAACCCAGGCCAAGGTGGCGGGGGTGGAGGCGGAGGCTTTCGTCAATTTTCAAGCACAGAAGTCGAAAGAGGATCTTCAGGAGCTGTCACCGTAGGTAGCGGTGGAAGTGGAGGAAACTCTAATGGTTCTAAAGGTGGAAATAGTAGTATAGTAGTTGGAGGAACAACTTATACATCAACTGGAGGTGGCCAAGGTGGAGGTTATTCTGGTAGATCTGGAGGAGCTGGAGGATCTGGCGGAGGCGGAGGCCAAGGCGGAGGATCTGGAGGATCTGGTAACCAAGGAGGTTATTCTCCATCCGAAGGAAATAACGGAGGTGGAAACCCTGGAGGAGAAGCTGCCGGAGGCGGTGGTGGAGCAAATCAATCAGGTTCAAATAATAGTGGTGAAAATGGTGGACCAGGCGGTGATGGTAGCGCTTGGGTAGATGGAGTAACATACGCTGGAGGCGGAGGTGGATCTTCTCGTTCTGGTGGTAATACACGTGCGCAAGGTGGAACTGGCGGCGGAGGTAATGGACAATTTCAAAATAGTGGAATGCAAAATGGTACTGACGGTCTCGGTGGAGGCGGTGGAGGATCTGGAGAAGGTGGTGGAAATGGAAGAACTGGAGGATCTGGAGTAGTAATAGTTCGTTATGCAGGGGGAACTCAAGGATCAGGAGGAACTATAACAAGTTCAGGTGGTTTTACGTTTCATACGTTTACATCATCAGGAACGTTTTCGGTAAATTAATATGACTAGATATTGGGCAAAAGTAGAAGGTGGAATTGTAAGAAACGTCATAGTGGCGGAACAGGATTTTATAGATTCTCATCCGGCATTTGGAGGATCATTTGTTGAAACTTTTAAAGATGGAAGTCAAAGAAAAAATTATGCTGGTATAGGTATGGAGTATGACTCTGTAAGAGATGCTTTTATACCAGAAAAACCTTTTCCAAGTTGGACACTTAATGAAACAACTTGTGATTGGGACCCGCCAATAGCAATGCCAGATGATGGAAAATATTATAAATGGAATGAAGATACAGGAGCTTGGGAGGAATAAAATAATTTAAGAAAGATATATGAATTTAAGGGAATTATTTCCAACAGTAATTGGTTTTGAAGAAAACAAAAATCACCATAAAGAAAAACATTTAATTAAACATTGTAAAAAAATTAAATCAAATATCGGAATGGGTGGTTTAAATTGGTCAAGTGGTGTTTATAATACATCAGGGACTTATCCTATCCATATGGATAAAGAGTTTGATAACTTAAATTCTTGGATTTTTGCTCAAGTTTATAATTATATAGCAGCTATTGGTTTTTTAAATTGTAATATTTCAGTATCCTCTAGTTGGTTTAATTTTTATAAACAATATGATTATCAAGAAATGCATAATCATTTACCTGATCATGATGATATATCAGCAGTTTATTTTTTAAAAAGTCCTAAAGGTTCTGGAAATTTAGTTTTTAATAGTCATGAGCCAGTAGGTAAAAATATTTTTAATCAAGATAATCCTTATACTTGGAAGACTTTTGAAGTTCCTCCAAAAGAAGGTTTACTTGTAATATTTAAATCTAATATGTTTCATCAAGTAAAACAAAACAAATCTAAAGATACTAGAATATCTTTTGCATATAATTTTAAAATAAAAGAAAACAGATGAGTATTTCTTTTGAAAAAGACACAGTGCCTTTTTATGTAAACGTTGATAGACTTTTTACAGAAAATGAATGTGATGAAATTGTAAATATGTGTATGAAAGAAAAACTTCAAAACGGTCTTGTAAAAGAATTAGAAACAGTAAAATCTTATAGAGATAGTAAAGTAAAATGGATATCATATAATACAAAAACCACAGGTTGGATTTTTAATAAATTAAGTAAATGTATTCTAGATGTAAATAATAAATGGTTTAATTTTGATATATCTGGATTTAGTGACAACTTGCAATTTACACATTATAAAGCACCACATGGTAAATACAAAAAACATGTTGATAAAAGATATGAAAAAGTAATTAGAAAACTATCTTTTAGTGTACAATTATCTGATTCTAAAGACTACAAAGGAGGAAACTTGGTTTTATTCGATGGTTCAAAAGGAACTGTGTTAGATAAAACCAAAGGAAGTTTGTTTTGTTTTCCTAGTTATACTTTACACGAAGTGACCAAAGTCTCAAAAGGAGAGAGAAACTCTCTTGTTGGCTGGATCACAGGTAAAAATTTTAGGTAGTAAAACAACAAAAATCCTATATAATTAATAAGCTATGCTTCAAAAAATTGGATTTCAACCTGGTATAAATAAACAAATATCTGAAACTACGGCCGAAGGTCAGTGGACAGATTGTGATAATGTTAGATTTCGTTATGGTATTCCTGAAAAAATAGGTGGTTGGAATCAGTTAGGAACAGAAAACGAAAATGAACTTACAGGAGCTGGCAGAGGTCTACATCATTTTGTAAATAGTTTATCTAGAAAATATGCTATTATAGGAACTAATAGAATACTGTACGCTTTTTCTGGTGGTGTATTTTATGACATACACCCTATACAATCTACAACTACTCTTACAAATGCTTTTAGCACAACTAACGGATCACCTACTGTCACAATAACATATTCATCAGCCCATAATTTAGTTCCTGGTGATATACTTTTAATGAGTAGTTTTTCAACAATTACAAATTCAAATTATAGTGCATCAGATTTTGATGATAAAAAATTTATGGTTTCAAGCACACCAACCAATACTACAGCAACAATAACTATGACGTCCAATGAATCTGGTTCAGGAGCAACTACTTCTGGAGGAATAACAATACAGAAATATTATACTGTTGGACCTGCTGTACAAGCAAAAGGTTTTGGATGGGGTTTAGGATCATGGAGTGGAGAAGACACTTCTGCAGTTTCTACAACTTTAGACGGTGGTATCAATGATTCTGTAACAAGTATAACTGTGGCAGACGCATCACAGTTTTTATCTTCTGGTACAAACTTTGCAATCATAGGAAGTGAAGAAATATCTTACACTGGAATTAGTAGTAATACTTTAACAGGTGTAACTAGAGGAGTAGCAGGGACAACAGCTGCATCTCATAGTGATGGTGCAACTATAACTTTTTCAACTAATTATGTTGCATGGGGTGAAGCGGCATCTGGAGATTTAGTATTAGAGCCTGGTATGTGGTCTATAGATAATTTTGGTGACAAAGCCATTTGTTTAATTCACGATGGTGCGTGTTTTGAGTGGGATTCTTCTCTATCAAATGCAACGTCAACAAGAGCTACAATAATATCTGGTGCACCAACTGCATCACGTCACATGGTTGTATCTACACCAGATCGTCACTTGGTATTTTATGGAACTGAAACAACTATTGGAGACACATCTACACAAGATGATATGTTTATAAGATTTTCGGATCAAGAAGATATTAATACTTACATACCTACAGCAACCAATACAGCTGGCACACAGAGATTGGCCGACGGATCACAGATCAGAGGAGCAATTAGAGGTAGAGATGCAATTTATGTTTGGACCGATACCGCATTGTTCACTCAACGTTTTGTTGGACAACCATTTACCTTTGCGTTTGCACAGGTTGGAACTAACTGTGGACTCGTTGGACAAAATGCATGTGTAGAAGTTGATGGTGCTGCATACTGGATGTCAGAAAATGGTTTTTTTAGATACGCTGGTAAATTGGAATCATTACCTTGTTTAGTAGAGGATCATGTTTACGATGATATAAATTTAGACTCTGGTAATCAGATGGTATCCGCAGGATTAAATAATTTATTTGGTGAAGTGATGTGGTTTTATCCATCATCAACATCATCAGTTGTAAACAAAATGGTTGCATATAATTACTTTGACTCATCACCACAAAGACCTGTTTGGACAGTAGGCACACTAGCAAGAACAATGTGGAGAGATTCCGCTGTATTTGGTTTACCACATGCTTTAGAATATGATGCAGAAACAGATACATCGTTTGATGTAATAGGCAACACTGAAGGACGAACAACATATTATGAACACGAAACAGGAACTGATCAAAACAAAAATGGAACTATAACAGCGATTACATCTAATATTTCTTCTGGAGATTATGACATTACACAGCAAAGATCGGCTCAAGGAACACAAACAGGTGTTGCAACATTTAAAGGAGATGGTGAATTTTTAATGAGAATAAAAAGATTTGTACCAGATTTTTTATCTCAAACAGGATCTACTAGAGTTACTTTACAATTAAAAAATTATCCAAATAGTTCACAGGCTAGCTCATCTCTTGGGCCATTTGATATTACATCAGCCACTACTAAAGTAGATACAAGAGCTAGAGCTAGAGCTATTTCATTAAAAATAGAAAATACAGGAGCTAGTCAAAGTTGGAAATTAGGAACTTTTAGATTAGATGTACAACCAGATGGACGTAGATAATGGCAAAAATAGGAATAGTATTAACAAGAGCTGGTAAGGATTATGATGTAGAAATTGCAGAATCTCAAGTAAGAGATCTCGATGCAATTGTAGAAAAATTAAACTCAACGTTTCAAGAAGAATTAAAAGATGAAATTGAAGCGTTTAACTTTTTTGTAAACTAATGGCTAATCAATATAAATTTGTAGGTATAGATAACAGCACATCAGGAGCGGCTTTAACTCCATTTGGATCAGGCAATCCTCTTGTTAGTGAAACATATGTTATCAAATCTATATTAGTGACATCTGCAGGCACACCAACAGTGACCATTACTAATAACAGTATTACAGCTATAAAATCAGCAGCTTTGACAGCAAATGTTACAACAGAATTGCTATCTCAACCTTTAATAGTGCAGGGAGGAGATAGTTTTACAGTATTATCAAGCACTACAGATTCATTTGACGTAGCAATTAGCTATTTAAACATTAAAAAAGAGGTAACAACATAATGAAGGAAATATATCCAGATAAAATAATAGAAAAAATAAGTAATAAAAAAACAGGTGAAGTATACAAAAATGAAGAAGAATGGAAATCAAAAGGTATATCTCCTGATGATATCAGAAGAGATCTAACTGTTGTCATGCCAAGCCTTGATTTATTTGGAAAAACAAAATAGAATAGTAAAATGGCCATAACTAGAACTCAAATCGCAAAACAACTATTAGCAAAAGGAGGACGTATAGGACTTCAAGGTGGTGGTGCTGATATGGGCCAAGAAAAAGGACCTGAAACAGGTAGGGCCGGTAGAGATGATAGACAAGCTAGTGAAAATAGAGTGTCAGCTGCAACTAATCTTGAAAGTATTCAAAAAGCTTTTGGAACAAAAAACAATATTAATGAAGGACAACAAGAAAATAGAGATAGAATAGCAGCTCAAAGAAAGAGAGCACTAGAAGCAATAACTCCTAGCACAAAATTTAGTAATAAAGTAATAGGAGGTATACTTGGAGCAACTACTCCTTTTGGTGTAGGTAGATTTCTTTTTAATAAAGCAGTGGACAGTACAGCAATGGGTTATGGAAAAGGTAAAACATCAATTACTACTGATGATGATACTGGTGATGGCGAAGGTGAAAATAATTTTAGAGAAACAATGATAGCACAAAAATTTACACCATATCAACAAGACATAGTCGAAGACAAAGTAGAAGAATTAAGTCCTATTCAATTAGCATTACAACAAAGAGATTTAATGGGTGGACCAAGAGCCTTTGTTGCTGACGGTGGAATCATGGATCTTGAACAAGCTAGACAAGGATACAAATTAGGTAAACTTGTTAAGAAGATAGGAAGATCTCTTAAAAAAATTGGTAAGTCAGATGTAGGTAAAGCTGCATTAGCTGCAGCTGCTACATTTAAATTAGGTGGTGGTAGTTTTGGTGATTTATTTAAAAGAGGTGTAGATAGTGGTTTTGAATTTTCTAATATTGGTGACCGTCTAGGAAGTTTTCTTCCTGAAGATAATAAAGATAAACTTGCTTTAGCTGCATCTTTAGGATTAACAGCAGCACCTTTTTTATTTCAAGACGAAGAAGATGATGAAGATGAGTATCGAAAATTTTTAGAATCAAGAGGTGCACTAGGTGAAGGAATAGATATACAAGGAATTAGGTCTGATCCTTACAATTTTTTAGCTAGACCTTTTAGAGCTGAAGGTGGTTCTATGAAAGAACCAGTGGCTAAAAAAACAATGCCACTATTAGACATGGGTGGACAAGAAATGGATTTAAGAGCTGAAGGTGGATTTGTACCAATAGGTAGAATGGAAAAAGCAGATGATGTGCCTGCAAGATTATCAAAGAACGAGTTTGTATTTACAGCTGAAGCTGTCAGAAATGCAGGTGAGGGAGATGTGGACAAAGGCGCAGAAGTTATGTATAACATGATGAAGAATCTCGAATCCGGAGGTGAAGTATCTGAAGAATCGCAAGGATTAGATGGCGCACGTAAAATGTTTCAAACATCACAAAGACTAGAGGAAGTATTATAATGGCTATTACAGAAACAAGGCAACTGCCACCAAAATTTATTGAAGATTTAGGAACAGATTTAGCAACACAAATAGTTGCACAATCTGGTGTACCCGTTGTTGCACCAGGTGCTGCTGGTATTACACAATTAGCAGGAGAATCACCTGAAGATTTTGCAGCAAGACAACAAGCAGGACAACAATTTGATATTAGACAACAAAGCATTGCAGGACTTGCACCAACAGTTGCAGGTCAAGATGCATTGCAACAACAAGCACAACAAGTTGCGCAAGCAGGAATAGGTTCTTTTACACCTTTCTTACAACAAGCACAGACAGAAGCATCTCTTGCTTCTGGATTAGGAACATCTGCTCTTGGAGGATTATCGGCTATTTCAACAGGCGCACCAACAACACAAGAAGTAACAGACTTCATGTCCCCTTATCAATCACAAGTGATTGATGCAACACTCGCAGAGTTTGATCGTAACAGACAAATACAAGAACAACAGATCAGAGATCAACAAGCAAGTTTGGGTGCGCTCGGCAGTGGTCGAGCGGGAGTGCAACTCGCAGAGTATGGCACAGGGGCTGCGAGAGAACGAGCGTTATTACAAGCCGGTCTCTTGCAACAAGGATTTGGTCAAGCAATGAATGCTAGACAACAAGATATTCAAAATAGATTTGGTTTAGCTCAAGCACAACAAGGTCTAGGAGCATTTAGATCAGGACTAGCTGGACAACAAGCGGCTTTAGGATCAGCATCACAAGCTGCTACAGGCAGAGACGTATCATCACTTGGAACATTGGGCGCAATAAACCAAGCACAAGCACAAGCAGAAGCTGATGCAAGCAGAGAAGCAGCAAGACAAGCAGCGTTCTTACCGCAACAACAACTAGATAGATATGCAGGACAAGTAACAGGATTAATGGGTGGCTATCCAGGTCAAACACAACAATCATTTGTACCTAATCCAACACCATTACAAACAGCTCTTGGTATTGGAACAACTCTTGCAGGATTATATCTAGGTAGAAAAGATGGTGGTAGAATAGGTTATGCAGATGGAACTGATAAAAAAGGTATTATGCAAATGGCTGAAATTGATACATTAAAAGAAGAATACGAAAAATATAAATTTGACTTATTAGAAAATAGACCGGATGCAATGCCGATGTCTTTTGAAGAATTTAGAAGTATGGTTTTAGCAGGACAAGGTTAAATATGAACAGAGTATTAAAAAGACCAATGTTTAGAATAGGTGGTTCTGCAGGAACTGGTATTACATCAGGTTTAGATACACCTAGGAAAAAATTTGAAGACGGAACTGATCCATTTGACAGAGCTTTATCAACAACAGAAAGAGCTATGAAAGATCTTCAAAAATTTAAAGGTAGAAAACAACCTTTATTACCAGGTAGCTTACCAAGTTTTTTAACTTCTTTTGGTTTAAATCTTGCTAGCGCAACACCAACAGGCACTGGCTTTGGTGGATTAGCAGCTACAGCTGCTAAAGCTGCACAACAACCTTTTCAAACATTTCAAGCAGCTAAACTAGCTGAAAGAGATGATAAATATAAATCAGCAGAAGATATATTTACCGGTGCATTAGCTTCTGAATATGACATACTAGCAAAAAAAGAAGGAGCAGATGCTGATAGTAGAAAAACTGCAGAGGTAGAACGTGGTATTATTGAAACTGCTCAAAACGAAATATTTAAACAAAGAGACATTATAGCTGATGAAGACTCAACAGATGCAGAAAAAAAAGCTGCGAACCGAATAATTAAAGTACAACAAAATGTTCTTGTTAAAGAATTAGGTGTCCCTGCTGAATATGCGGCTATCATTAGTAGTCAAGAATTATTTGATGCAGAAATGACAACAGTAGTTTCTACTTATAATCAAGAACAAGATAAAAAACGAAAAGATTATCTAGATGCTAATCCAGATAAAACACCTGAAGATGCACTAACATTGTTCCCTAGCATGGTTGATGGCACTGCAGCAGCAAGAGCATTAACATTTGAAGACTTAAAGAAAAGATTTTATTATAACGAAGGTGGTAGAGCAGGATACAGATTAGGTGGTGATCCTATGATGGGATCTGTTGTAGATCAAAAAAGAGAAACAGGAGAAGTACAAGATTTATCTTACACAGAACTTCGAGCAAGACTTCCACAAGAAATATCAAATGATATTGTGCAGTTATTAGCTAATAGTAAACAAGCATTATTAGAGTTTGCAAATATACAAACAGGCGAAGACATCGCATCATTTAATCAACAATACGACGTAAATTTATCATTACCACAGGGGGCGTAGATGGAACCCTTTAACAAGAATAAGATTATTTTAGATCAAGAAGTTGTAAAAAATACATTAACTAATTCTTTAAAAAATACACTTACCAAACAAAAAAAACCTGTAAAATTTACTTGGAAGGGTGCAGCTGATTTACTCGCGTCTATGAGTAATACGCCATTAAGAAATTATCAACTATCTACGTTGATGGATAAGTCTTTACCACGGATCACGGACCTTGCAGAAGGTAAAGAAAGAGCAAAAGAAAAAGATTACATAGATTTTTTTGAAGACATGGAAAAGTCTATATTTGGTGCAGCTCAAAATATAGCTTATTCATTTGGTGATTTAATTACTACCGGAATTGATGCAGCAAGAGATACTAACCTTTCAGAAAAGTTAGATGCAGAATATGAACGAAACAAAGTAGAAGATCCCGAAACATTATTAGGAACAGTAAATAAAGTTCTTATTGAATACGGTATGCCAGGTGGCGCTGTATTCAAAATAATGAGTAGAGCTAATAAATTATTAAAAGTTAAAAAAACTAAAGATGCAGCTACAGCTGCAGCTGCAACAGGTGCAGGAGCAAAAACAGTTAATCTTGCAAAAAGAGTTGGTTATATGGCAACAGCTTTTGGTGCAACAGATTTTATTACTTCTGGCGCAAGACAAAGAGCAGGTGAAGAATCATTAGTTTTAAAACAAGAAAGTGAAGAAGGACTACAAGGAAGAGATCTTGCACTTGCAAGATTTAGAAACAAATTAAGATTTGGTGCTGAAGGTACTTTGATAGGTGCATTGTTTCCATTAATGGGTAAACCACTTGCAAAGATTGCAACTGTAGGTGCGAAGTATGGATTAATGAAACCAGCAGGTTATGCGTTAACTGGTGTAGATAAATTAGTTGTTAGACCTGCAACATATCTTTTAGCAAACATACCAGGATCTACAACAGCCGGTAAAGCAATAAGAAATGCAAGTTCATACGCAATTGATAAGGGGTTATCAACAGTATTAACTGGAAACCCTACAAAACAATTACCTGCATTTGATAAATGGAGAATGTTTTCTACAAAAAGTAAAGATCCACTACAAGCAAGATTGAAAAAAGTAGATAATTTTTTATCAGGTTTTAGATCACTTGGTAAATATACGGGTTCAAGTTTTGAACTTACGTCAGGAGCTAAAAGAGAAATTAAAGCAAGATCTAGAACAATAGAAAAATATTTAGAATCTATAGAAAAAAAATCATATGATTTAGCTAAAGGTTTCGAAGGTATGTATAATACAGCCACTACATCTCCTGCTAGTAAAGATTATTATTTAGATCAAGTATTAGCATATTTAAAAGGACAGACTCAAAAATCTGCATTACCAAAAATTCTACAAGAAACAGCTGAAAATTTAAATAAAGAAATGATAAGCACTAAAAAAATATTTGGTGAATTATTACCAAGTGGAGATCTTAAAAATTTTCTTATTAACAATGTAAAAACATATATGAGAAAATCTTTTTCTATATTTACAAATCCAGAATATATGCCAGATCAAAAATTAAAAGATGGTGCAAAAAAATGGATATTAGAAAACGTAGTTAAAAGAAATAAAGATTTAAGAGAATCTGCACTAACTTTAAAAACAGGTAAAATGTCTGACGCTCAAGCATTAGATGCATATGCAGATTCTTTAGTGCATAAAATTTTAACTAATACAAAAACAGATGGAGTTGATCCATTAAAATTATTACAACAAGTATCTAAAGATACATTAAGATCTGATAAATTAATAAGAACAGGAGAAGAATTACCGGATGCAATTAAAAAATTATTAGGTGAAGAAAATAATTTAAAATCATCTGTGCTACAAACAACATCACATGCGATTACACAAGCTGTTAACAAACAAACTTTAGATAAGTTAGCTAAAGTAGGATTAGATGAAGGTTGGTTATTTAGATCAGAGGCAGACGCAATTGCTAAAAATGCTTTTGATGCAGCGAAGATAGGTGATTTACAAAGTTTAGGTATATTAAAAAGTGGTATATCAAAACTATATGCAACTGCTGATATGGCAAAAGCAATTAAAGGTGCACCAGGTAAACTAGATGGTTTATTACAATCTTCTGCATACAGAAATATGTTACAGTTAAAAGTTGCAACACAGTTTGGTAAAACAGTTCTTTCACCTGCAACACAAGTTAGAAACGTAACTTCTGCTAGTATGTTTCCGTTAGCAAACGGACATATCGGCGGCAGAGCATCTGTAACAGAATCTATTAAGATGGTTATGGATGATATATTTGGTGCGGGTAAACAAATTGATGAAGCTAAATTTATTAAAAATTTAGAAAATAAAATACGTCTTGGTGTAATTGATGAAAACATTGTAGCATCAGAATTAAAAGCTGTATTAAAAGATATACGTGCAGGGGCAAAAGTAAAAAATTTAGATAGTTTAATATCAAAATTATCAGAAACAAAAATGTTAAAAACAGCAACAAGAATTTATGCTGGAGGTGATAACTTATGGAAATGGTATGGTCATGAGTATGTAAAATCACAAATGAGATCTATGTATAAAAACGTAGACGATATTGCAAAATGGACAGAAGAAATTGTAGGTAGAAAATTTAATAGAGTTAATACTTTTACAGGTAAACTTAAAACATTTGATGATGCTATAGATGAAGCCGCAGCATGGCAAATTAGAAATACATATCCAACATATAGTAAGGTTCCTGAAGTAATTAAAAATATAAGAAAACTGCCATTTGGTAACTTCGTATCGTTTCCTGCAGAAATGATTAGAACAACATTTAATATATTAAGTATTGGATTAAAAGAAGCAACATCATCAAATGCACAATTAAGACAAAACGGTTATAGAAGAATTATGGGTACACTAGTAACACTTGGCGGTGCAGAAAAAGGAGTGTCTACATTAGCACAAAATTTAACAGGTATAACTAATGATCAAATAGAAGCATATAAAAGAAGTTTATCAGCTCCTTGGGATTCAAGGGCTGCTATTATACCAATTAACAAATGGAAAGATGGTGTAGGTAAAGCAATTAACTTCTCATACTTTAGTCCATACGATGTAGTAAAACAGCCTTTTAGTGCCGCATTAAAAACATTAGAAGAAGGTAAATTAAAACAACAAGATGCTGGTGATGTAGCTTTTAATTTAATGTTAGGTAGAGATGGCCCTGTTGCTAAACTATTAGAACCATTTATTTCAGAAGCAATCTTTTTTGAAAAAGTTTCTGACGTAATACCAAGTGGTTTATTTATTGGTGGTAGAGGTGGTGAAACTAAAACAGGAAAAAAAGTATATTCAATTACAGACGACGGACCAGATGCTTTTATGAAAAGTCTTGTACACATTATAGAAGGTGTTCAACCGACTGCAATTACAACTGCAGGTAAATTAGTTTCAGGTTTAGAACAAGATATTAAAAGAGGCGGTCAACCAGTTAATTTAAGAGATGAACTACTTGCATTATTTTCTGGTGTTAGAATAATTAATGTAAACGGACCACAATCTATACAATTTAAAGTAACAGATTATAATAATAAGTTTAGATCTGTAACAACAACTGAAAATATATTTAGTTTAGAAAATTATCAAAACAGAGGACCGCTCGTATTAGCTGATGAATTTAGACAAATTCAAAATGAAACATTAAAAGTAAACAAAGACTTTCATATGATATTACAAGATGCAATAAAAATGGGTGTTCCAAGAAAAGAGTTATTAAAAATATTAAGAAAAAGAAGACTGCCTTATGCGAAAGCTAAAAAATTATTAGATGGTAAAAATATACCTTATACTGCATATGATGAGCGTATGAAAAACAGAGTTAAGGAAGCTCAAAAAGAAGCGGAAAGAAGAGGCGAAGGTGAAACAGTTAATAAAGAATATTTTTATCCTAAAAAATTATTTAGAGAAATATTAAACGAATTTAAAAACAAAAGCATTAAAATAGAACAACCAGGTAAATCTGAATTAGATGAATTAAAAGAATATTTAAAAGAAAAAGAAAGTTCAGATCAAAGTTCTTTACCAAATCAAGAACAAACAACACAATTAGCTGATATACAAACACCACCATTACCAAATACGCCAACACCAATAGTGCAAACTGCAAGATTACCAGCTACAAATACTAACTTGACACGTACAGAACAAGCTTTATTATCACCTGAAGAACAAGTAATAGCGAGTAGAACATAATGGCAAAAAAATCGGCATTACAAAAAATTGAATCACATGAAAAGCTTTGCAGAATAATGCAAAAGCAAACCTTTGAACAAATAAAAGAAATGCAAGAACGAATTAAAAGATTAGAGTATTGGATAGTAGGAGGTATGGGGGCTGTCCTTATAACTTTACTTACAGACCTTGCATAAAAATGAACACCTTTGACATTACTAAATTAATTTTACACAAACCTAATTTTTTATCAAAAAAACAATGTGATTCTTTAATTAAATTTTATGAAAAAAATAAAATTAAAAAAACTAAAGAATATTGTCCTCACGCTGAAACAGGAATTAACACACTTTCTACTTTTGATGTAATAGATATTACGTACGGAACAAAAGAAAATGAATTAGTTTCTTCATCTATAGAAAAAATAATTAATATGTGGCAAGACTATACAGATGAATTTAAAATGTTTCATAAATGGAAAAGAAAAAGTATGTTGTATGCACATAAGTTAAGATTAATGAAATATGAAACAGGAGCTAAAATACACCCTCATACAGATCATGACCCTCATGTTTATGGATCTTGTACATTTAATTTAAATGAAGAATATGAAGGTGGTGAGTTTACATTTTTTAGAGGAAAGAAAAAAATAAAATTAAAAAGAGGAGATGCTTTAATATTTCCTGCAGATTATTTTTGGGTCCACGAAGTAAAACCAATAACAAAAGGCGTAAGGTATAGTACAAATTGTTTTTTACAAGATATGCCTACTAGCATAATAGAACACATGAAAAATGTTAAAAGTATGTTAGGAAATAATTACAAATTTAATCCAAAAGATGGTATAAAGTTTAATATAAAATATTAAAAATGCAACTTACACGTAATTTTACTTTGTCAGAATTAATCAAATCGGACACAGCGATCCGTAGGGGTATCAATAATAATCCTAACGCAGAACAAGTAGAAAAATTAAAAGCATTATGTGAAAATATTTTGCAGCCGGTACGTGACCATTTTGGCAGGGTTAAGATTACCAGCGGTTTCCGTAGCGTAGCGCTGTGTGAAGCCATCGGCAGCTCGGCACGGTCGCAGCATGCAAAAGCTGAAGCGGCAGATTTCGAATGTGTGGGAGTTGATAATGCTGAACTTTTTGATTGGATTAAATCAAACCTTTCACCAGATCAGCTCATTCTTGAGTTCTATACTCCAGGTGAACCTAATAGCGGATGGATACATTGCTCGTGGATAGAAGGAACACCAAGAGCATCATTTTTACATGCATTTAAATCAGAAGGTAAAACAAAATACAAACCTGTAATGGGAAAAGCTAAAGATTTAGTTTAGAGATAAACAAAATTAATCACCATTCTATATGGAGTATCGGTACAACTAGTTCCTGTATGTTGTAAACGACCATTAAAATCTATTAATTTATTTTCTTCACTTTTAATTTTTTTATTCTTTTTTTCAAAACGAGTATAACCATTATTAGAGTTTATATATAATATAGCAGTTTTAAATTCTTTATATGTTTGATTGTCAATATGAAAACCATGTTCTTGTATTTTAGGAGTTCGTAAAACTAAATTAGCTTTTACTCTTATTAACTTTTCAACTTTTAAACGGTCTATGCAAGGGGTTAGAAGTTCAAAAAATTCAGAGTTAATTTTGTTAAACTCAAAAAAATTATGAACCATTTGAACATCATCTGTTTCATCTACAATACGATTTTTGTACCAAGGAAAATATTGATTGCTCATAGTTTCTTTTAATTTTAAAAACAAAAAGTAATCCATAAAGTTTTCATGCACTTTTATATCCATTGTTTTAACTCCTCTCCTAATACTTCAGATGCTATATTTATTTTATCGCGTAAAGCTTTCACGATTTTTTCATCAACTGTATCTTCAGCAATTAAGTCCACATATGTCACTGATTTGGTTTGGCCTATTCTGTGTGCTCTATCTTCTGACTGTAATCTTTTTTCTAAATCATACCCATTAGAATAATATATAACTGTGTTTGCTTGTGTAAGTGTAATGCCATAACCACCTGTTTGTGTTGTGCCTACGATAAATCTACAGTTCTTATTATTTTGAAACTTTTTAATATTATCTTGTCGTTCTTCTTGTGGCGTTAATCCATAATAATCAACCACGGACCCTGGACCATAAACTTTAATAATATTTTCTATTATATTTGTAATATCTCTCTGATAGTTAGCCCAAATTATAGCTTTACCTTCTGTTTCTTCTAATACATTCATTAGTTCTTTTATTCTATTGTTTTCAATTAACTGAACTGAACCATCATCAGCTGTAAAATGTCCACATGTAATTTGATGTAGTCTCATTAGCTGCGTTAACACTGTCATAGTAGTTGTAACTTTACCGTTTAATACAGCCATAGCTGCTTTCTTCATTTGATCGTAAGCTTTTCTTTGTTCACCTGTAAGAACAATATGTCGTTTAATAAAATTTTTTGGTGGTAAATCTAAACAATCCTCTTTTAAAATTCTTTCAGAAAAAGTTTTTACAGTGTCAGATAACTCTCCAAGATTTTTAAACTCGTCTACAACCTGTATTGATCTACCACGAAGATGCATAGTTTTCATTTCTGCATACCTATTACGAAACGCATAATAAGAAGTAAAATCTAACAGATAAGGATCTAAAAATTCACATTGAGAATACAAATCTAAAGGATTTTTAGTAACAGGAGAACCTGTCATTATTCTTTTATATTTTGCATATTTACCAAGATCTATAATATTTTTAGTTCGTTTAGCTGTAGGTGTTTTAATAGTTGTAGACTCATCAATAGCCATTATGACTTTGTGTGAGTTTAAAAATTTACCAGCAAACTTTACACCTTTGTCTGTAGATAAAGCTTCAACATTCATAATTAAAATATGTAATGCAGTCTCTATTTCAAACAGGCTTTCTAGTTTTTCTTGTTGTCCTTTTGTAATATTAGCTTGCCATAATACAGTCACATTCTCTATATGGTTTGGTAAGTGCGCAGGAAGCTCTTGCTCATACCAGGTTTTTATAACACCTTTGGGAGCTATGATTAATGCACCATCAACTTTACCTTTGTCATAAAGCATAGACATATTATCAATCAAAACTTTTGTTTTGCCTGTACCCATTTCCATGAAGTAAGCAAAGTTTTCTTTGTTCCAAGATTTTTCCAATGCAGTTAATTGATGTGCATAAGGTTTAGTTTTAAATTTATAATTCATAATTTTTTTTTCTTTCTAGTTGACATCTATATAAACATGATTATATTGTTTGTCAATGTCAGAAAGAAAAGTTTATGTAATACAAGAGATACCAGGTAGCCAAGCAGGTACTCCTAAAATAAATATTATGGGTGCAGCTGCTTATTCTACAACCAATGATTTTATTTTTTTATTACCAGAGTTTTCTCAAATGATTTTTTCTCCTGGTCCATTAATTTTTAAATTAAGAAAAGGTTTAAGAAATTATAAACCAGAAGATTATTTATTATTAACAGGAGATCCTGCAATCATTGGTGTTGCATGTTCTATTGTATCTGATATTACAAACGGCAAATACAATGTATTGAAGTGGGATAAACAAGAAAGAAAATATTATCCTATTGAAATTAATCTATACGAGAAAGGAGAAATAGATGACAATTGATTTTGAAAAAGACCAACAAGATGCAATGAAAAATACTGGAGGTGTTCAATCACTTGCAGATCAAGTTGAAAGATTAGAAACATGTGATGATCGTATTGCAGATTTAGAAAACGATTTGAAGATGATGAAAAAACAGAGGGACCATATTTCGGGAGAGGTTATACCAACCATGATGTCTGAAATGGGTTTAGCAGAATTAAAACTTCATGATGGATCACATCTAAAAGTTTCAACGTCGTATCGTGCTACTATTACAGAAGCAAATAAAGAAGCGGCGTTTAACTGGCTTCGTAACAATGGACTAGGGGATATAATCAAAAACGAGATATCCGTATCCTTTGGTCGCAACGAAGATAACAAGGCGGCTGATTATGCCGATCTTGCAAAAGGTCAAGGGTTCCAACCGACACAAAAGATGAAGGTAGAACCCATGACTTTGAAAGCGCTAGTCCGTGAGCGTATTGAGGCAGGTAAAGAAATGCCAACGGAAATCTTCGGGGTATTCTCGGAGAATAAGACAACAATAAAAAGGAACAAATAAACATGAACCAAGTAACAGAAAAAAAGAATGGTGCATTAGCTACATTTGATATGGAAGCAGATGCACAACAAGGAGCCCAGAATATTTCGCAAGAAGATCTTGCGTTACCATTCTTAAAAATTTTGGGACAACTATCTCCAGAGGTAAACAAAAGAGATGGTAAGTATGTCGAGGGCGCAGAGCCAGGCAAAATCATAAACACTGTCACTAACGCATTGTACGATTCTATTAATGTTGTACCATGTCACTACAAGAGACAGTACATTGAATGGCAAGATAGAGGTACCAGCACTGGTGCTCCTGTTGCGATACACGATGCAGATAGTGATATCATTAGCCAAACAACTAGAGGTAAAGATTATAAGGACAGATTACCAAATGGTAATTATCTAGATAATACCGCTAGTCATTTTGTACTTGTAGTTGGTGATAACCCGGAGACAGCGTTGATATCTATGAAGTCTACTCAATTAAAAGTTAGTAGAAAATGGAATTCAATGATGATGGGTTTAAAGATGCAGGGTAAAAATGGTTTGTTTACTCCGCCAACTTACAGCCACATTTATAAACTATCAACTGTTCAGATGTCTAATGACAAAGGAACATGGTTTGGTTGGGATGTATCGAAGGTTGGACCAGTCACAGATAAAGCTATCTATGATATGGCAAAATCTTTTGCAGATTCTGTAGGTAAGGGTGAGATAGAAGCAAAACCTGAAACTCAAGAACAAACTAAAAAATCTTTAAATTTATAAGATCCTAGGTAGTGGGCGTCGAAGCGAGAGTGGATACGCCCACTTTTAATTTATGAATGATAAGATAAATAAAGCTCCGGTTACGTACGAAGATTGGATAGATCTGGGACGGGTGATCATACCCTGCGATACAAAGCAGGCGGTGGTTGAAAAATGGTCCGACCCTGATTTTAAGATTACGAAAGAAGAATGGAGAATAGAACACACAACAAAACAAATAGGACTTCGGTTAGATCAATATATAGATTTTGATATTGACAATCCTGTTGTTAAAAGATTTACAAGCGATCACATAAAATCATGTGGTGCAATATTTGGTAGAAGAAATAATCCATCAAGTCATTATCTTTGGTCTGGTACATCAGACTATAAAAAATTTGCACTACCAAAAGAATTAGAAAATTATTACAAAGATTATGGTCATGGTGCAACTTTGTGTGAGATAAGACATGGCGCAAATAAATACACATTAGTTCCAGAAACAAAATATCATACAACAAATGAAGTTGTTAAGTGGGTTAAATACGATGGTATTGACGAATACCCAGGTAATATTAAAGTTGATCTTGGTAAGATTGCTTTAGCTGCAGCCTTGTGTATTACATACGCAGGATCAGGACAAAGAGATGATTATTGCACTGCTATGGCAGGAGTATTGTTAAAACATACAGAGTGGAACACAGAAGAAATTGATGACTATATTTATAAAATTGCTGTTGCAGCAAAAGATGAAGAGGCAGAAAAAAGAAAGAAAAAAGGAACAACACACAAAAAAGCAAACAGAAAATTTGGTATGCCAAAACTTGCAGAGATCATTGGGTGCTCTACAAAAACAATAGCAACATTGTTTAGTTGGATTGGTGTACAAGAAGCTACAAGTGAAGAAGCAAAACAATCTATCGGACAAATAATAGAATATGGCAGTGATAGATATTTTGTAAAAATAAATGCTGTAGTACAGGGGGAGGCCGTTGAAAAAACTATTACAGTTGACGGTCCTACACTTCGTAATAAAAAATTATTTTATGATGCTGTAATTAGTAAAGCATCTGTTTGGATTCCAGAGATGAAAGCTGCAGACTTTGAAGAGATTATGCGTAGAAAGTATGAAGCACGAGAGAAGTCAAAAGATTATGTTGAAGATGCAGAAGAAGATTTAAGATTTAAAAAACATTTTAAAAATTATATTTCAGAAGAAAAAGCATATACAAATAAAAAAGAACTAGCAAACTTTGGTTTACCTTATTTTAACATGGGTAAAAATATATTAGAATTTAGTTTAGATAAGTTTGAAGATTATTTACATAGACAGAAAGTAAATTTACCAAGAGTAGATTTAGTTATAAAATGTCAAAACATACTTAAAGCAAAAAAGAATCACGGTAAGTTTAATGGTAAGTCTTGTGTATCATGGCGTATGATAAATCAAGCAGTAGATGTTGAAGATTTAATTGTTGAAGGAGAATACAAGGAGATTACTAATGAGTAAGCTTCAGTTTATGGTGGGTCCTCCAGGTACAGGTAAGACTTCTACATTTATTACAAGTAAATATACAGAGTTGTTAAAAAAATTTGATTACAAAAAAATTATAATTCTATCTCACACTAATGTTGCAGCAGATGAAATTAAAGATGAGATATTAAAACTACCAGAAATGCAAGGCATTACTAAAAAAGCATTAGAACATAACATTTGTACAATACATCACTATTGTAAAAACAAAGCAACTATCGGAGAACAAGTTTTAGACTATGATGATTATAAAAATTTATGCAGAATAGATTCTATATTTCAAAGACACAAAGTAATACAATCTCAATTTGATAACAGAGAACATGGGTATTTTAAATTTGTTAGAGAAGCATACGGATTTAACAGATCTTTAAAAGAACATTGGAAAATATCTGACAAAAAATACCATGGCTATTCTATAACTGATATAGAAACAATGTTACCAATCGTAGAAAAATATAACAAAGACAATGGTAAATTAGATTTTCACGATATGATTAAAAGATTTATAGACAAAGCAGTCGAACCAAACATAGATGCTTTGATAGTAGATGAGGCACAAGACAGTAATAAAACACAAAAAATAGCATTAGATAAAATTGCAACTAATGCACAAGAATACTGGTTTGTGGGAGACCCTGATCAAACTATATTTGAATGGGCGGGTGCAGATGCACATGAATTTTATAAATTATCACAAGGTGCAAAGGAATTAGAACAAGGACATAGATGTAGTAAAACTATAAACAATTTATGTAAAAAAATTATAGCTCCAATATGGCATCATTATGGAACTTATAGAGTATGGAAAGCTACTGATATAACAGGAAATCATTATTATCTCCCAAATCTACAAAAAAATTGTAGCGCTTTAGAAATTTTATTAGATAAAATAAAAAATACTAAAGAGACTTTTTTATTTACTTATCGTCAAAAGCCATCTGATGCATGGGTTAAAAAGTTTTTTAAGAAACACGGCATAGAGTTTGCACATGTAGGGAACACGGCTCACGTACCAAAGAAAGAATTAAGATGTCATAAATTATGGCCAGAGTTTGCAAGCGGTAAAGCAATGCCATTAAAACAAATAAAAGATTTTTGGAGTTATATGGGTAGTAAAGTTATAGTGCATGGAAGAGGAGATGAAACTTTTGAAGAATGGGTAGATAGAGAATACAATATAGATTATTTAATATATCATAAGTATTTAAAAGAAAATTCAAAATTTCAAAAAGACTTTGCATTAATAAGAACTAAAACAGAAGAAGACAGAATATTATATATTAATAAAATTTTACGAAATGGTTGTGATCTTAACGGTGAAGTTAGAGTTAAGTATGCAAACATTCACACCGTAAAAGGTTTAACTTTTGATAATGTCATAGTAGACGACACAAGATTTAGACCAGAAGATTATTTTAGTCAGTTGAGATTAAAATACGTAGCGTATAGTCGTGGCAGATTTGACTGTTGGACAATAGCATCACAAGACAAATATAAACTAGGAGTAAGATGACACACAAAGATATATTTAAAGGAACAACATACTCTTCATTAGAAGAGCAGGTAGGTGGGAAGCACTATCGATCGATGAAGATTCAACCAGCAGAGTTTATTAATGAGAACAAATTGCTTTTTGCAGAGGGTAATGCTATAAAGTATATCTGTCGACATCAGTCGAAAGGGAAAGAGCAAGATATAAAGAAGGCAATACACTATTTAGAAATGATATTGGAGAGAGATTATAATGTGTAATACACCAGAAGATCTAGACCTAAACGGTGTAGATACAGTTGCAGTTGATATAGAAACATACGATCCAAATCTTAAAACAAAAGGTTTAGGTGCTATAAGAAACGATGGTTTCATTTGTGGTATAGCTGTTGCAACAGGTAAAGATACATCATACTTTCCTTTACGTCATTCAGATACTGACATAGATCCTGAAAGAATAGACAAGATATGGGAAGTATTAAATGATAAAATATTTCAAAACGAAAACATCACAAAAGTATTTCACAATGCAATGTATGATGTTTGTTGGATTAGAGCTGTAACTGGTAAGATGATGAAAGGTAGAATAGTCGATACTATGATAGCTGCATCTGTTATTGATGAGAACAGATTTAAATATTCACTCGATGCATTATCAAAAGATTATCTCAACGAAGAAAAATACAAATACGATTTACAACAAAAAACATTAGAATGGTCTGGTGGTACAGTTAAGGACCCAATGACTAACATGCATAAACTACCTGCATCAATTGTAAAAGAATATGCAAAACAAGATGTAAACTTAACTTATAAATTATGGAATCTATTTAATAAAAAAATAGACGAAGTATTATACATCAAAGAAGATGGAGAACAAAAAACTTGTAGACAAATATTTGAATTAGAAACAGAATTATTTTTATGTTTAGTTGACATGAAATTCAAAGGCGTTAGAATAGATGTCGCAAAAGCTATTACGTTTGGCAGACATCTTAAAAAACGTAGAGATCAAATTGTAAATGCAATAGAAAGTATTACAACAATAAAAGTTGACATCTGGGCTGCAGCATCAATTAAAAAATTATTAGATCATCTTTGTATCAAAGATTACAAGGTCACACCAAAATCAAAGATGCCACAACTACCAAAAGATTATTTAAAAACACATAACAATAAATGTTTACGTATGATTGCAAAAGCAAGAGAGTATGACAAGGCAGTTAATACTTTCGTAAATGGTTTGTTAGATTATGTGCATGAAGAAAGAATACACGCAGATATAAATCAGATTAGATCAGATGCAGGAGGAACTGTAACTGGTCGATTTAGTATGTCTAATCCAAACTTACAACAGATACCATCTAAAGGGTATATCGGCAAAAAGATGAGAGAACTATTTATACCTGAAGAGGGCTGTAAATGGGGTAGCTTTGACTACTCACAACAGGAGCCACGTATTGTAGTGCACTATGCAATTAAACTAGGCCTACCAGGCACGGAGACGCTCCAAGAAGAATTTGACAAGGACGATGCGGATTTCCATCAGATAGTCGCTGACATGGCTAATATCTCCAGGAAACAGGCAAAAACAATTAACCTAGGTCTTTTCTATGGTATGGGTAAGATAAAATTACAGAAAGAATTAGGACTAGATCAAGCTAAAGCAAAAGCATTATTTAATGAATATCATGGACGTGTGCCTTTTGTAAGACAGCTATCACAAGAATTAATACAATTTGCAAAAGAGAATAAATTATTATTTACTTTGTACGACAGATTCTGCAGGTTTAATAAGTGGGAGACAACAAACAAAGAATGGAATCCTGAAACAAATAGATTTAACGAAGTGCCTTTGTACACAGAGGAACAAGCAAAAGAAGCATTTAAAGCTGAAATGATAGAGAAGTTTAAAGAAAATAAAATAGATCCTAATTACATGGATTATTTTGATAGATACTACACACCTGCATTTACTTACAAGGCTTTGAATAGATTGATACAAGGGTCCGCTGCAGATATGACAAAGAAGGCTATGGTAGATTTACATAAAAAAGGTATAGTGCCTCACATACAAATACACGATGAGCTTTGTATTTCGATCACGGACCAAGGACCAGAAGAGATAAGAAAAATTATGCAAGAAACAATACCTCTTGAAGTTAAGAACAAAGTAGACTTTGAATCTGGACCAAATTGGGGTACAATAAAATGAGGTTAATTTATGGCTTACTTAAATGCAAACATTCCTGTAGTATATGCGCAAATAAAAAAGGAGTATTTATATGACTTACAAAAACATCATGGAGAAGTTGAAGACTGTGTTATCTTTGGTATTAGCGCTCTTACAGGTCGCAGCATCTTATGGCACGCTATTATGGAAAACGGTGCAATCTTTTATCGCCTCCCAATTAGCGCGTTTATTCAACGTGGTTTCAAAGTCGAAGACGTACCAACCAGAAGACTTGATGAACTACAGCTTTGGAATTGTTTCTCTTATTATCCTTCTGTGCATTCTTGGGATATTCTAGACGGACAAGCTGGCAAATACATAGGTAAAGATAAAAAATGGCATCCAGGTAAATATTTATTTACTGTTGATTTTGCACACCCAGAGAGTAATATACTAGACACTGATCATTCAGAGATTCCGCACGAACATAAGTGCGCTCACATAATTGCATTAGACGATGGTAATTATGCAGCACAACCAAACAATAGATGTATATGGGATATACCTTCTTTTACTGTAAAAGATAATATACCTGACTGGAAAGTGCAAACATCTGAATGGAATGTAGAAGATAGTAGAGCCTGGCGTACAGAAGATACGGACAAGTTCTTCTATGAAATTGAGGAAAAGAAAAAATGAATTTAGCAGATTTATTAAAAAAAAATTTTGTATTAGTGCCGGTAGTAGCTTCAGTGCTAGTTGGTACATTTACTGGCGTTCGTTATATTGTTAATCTTACAGATACTATTAATACTAGTCAGCAAGAAATTGTAGATTTAAAAAGAGATTTAAAAGTAGTTGAAGATAAAATTGTAGATCAAAACACAAGACTAACTTCTGCAGAATCTACGTGGCAGATGGCAGAAAATTTATATAGACAACTAGCAGATCAAGTCAGAGAACACGACTATGATATTAAGGATTTAAATAGGTAATGAATTATGGAGATAGCCAAGATGGATTACAGATTTACAGCGATACTCATACTTATGCTTTGTTTTATGGCTTTATTTATGCAGCCTGCTTATCCTAGAAATGAATATCTTAACGAGTATGGTGTAAGATGTGGAGAATTTGAAATTAGTACAGAGAGAAGAGACACTGATTATGATTACAGTGATAGTAGTACAAATGAACAACAAGGTATAAGATTTACTTACAGAAAATATTTAGGTACAGATTGTAAAACATCAAAAGAAAACGTAGCAATCAAACAACAATTAGAATTGATGAAGATGTGTGGTAGAGTAAATAGCAATCCTAGTCTAGCTCTTAATGAAAACTTTGCCTTACTTGTATCTAAATGCAGAGGTGTCACTCCTACACGAGATAATACTAGACCATCTGATTCACAAAGTTTGTGGGATGATATGAAAGATGATTACAAAAAAGAGAATCCAGACGTCACTTTAATGGGAGATAAATTCATAAAACCCAGTAAAAAGAAGCTAAAAATACCGAAATACTTGACAGATGAGAATATAATATTACCATTACCAAAACCAAAAATAAATGAGTAAGAAACCTTTAAACATATCTGAATCCGCTGCCGTGCAGATGCCGATGAAGACGGTTGCTAGCTTGATTTTGCTCGTCGCAGCCGGCGTGTTCGCATACACGGAGCTTACGGCGAGATTAGTATCGTTGGAGACATCACGTGAGTTGTTTGAGAATGATTTGTTAAAAAAAAGTGAACAAGTGCCCACGGACCAGGAACAACATTTTTTGATCGAAGATCTTTATAAGACCGTAGAGAAAATGGAACAAACTCAAGAGATGAATATGACAAACAAAGTTAATATAGAATTTTTAAGAGAACAATTAGAAAAAGCATTAGAGGATATTGAAAACTTAAAAGATAAGGTTAGAGAAAATGGAAAGAATTACTAGACAAATTGTGCAATATATTTCTGACATGGAAAAGAAAGCTAAACAAATGAACTTTGTTAAGAATTTAAAAAAAGAAGTTGAAACTGGCAAGCATGGTACACAAAAGTACGTTGTAAAGCAAGGTATTAACAAAGGTAAAATATTATGACAGAGTTAGTGGTAGCCCTACTTATGATTGTACAAGGAGAGATCAAGGAGGCACGTATCCAAACTTCGATGTCTGAATGTCTCAAGGGGGCACGTGTAGCTAAACGTCAGTTAAAACCTGATGGACATGTCAAGTACCAGTGCATAAAATCTATGGCAGAGTTAGAGCAAAATATTGATGGATCTTTATCTATAAAGAAGTTAATATTAGATTAATGAAAATTACAGCGGAAATCGTAAATGGCAAATGTCCAACGTGTGATGAGTTCACAATGTTAGTTGGACTTACAAAAGAAATGTATAGATGTATGAATTGTGGTGCTGATCTTGAACAGCATATAAACGGAAAGATAACTTACTTACCACACATAACTAGACAAGAAGATATGAATGTATTTGTAAAAGATTGGACAGATGGCCAAGAGAACCTTTAAACATTTTACACCTCGTGATAAACCTAAAAAAAGAGGTGCACGGCAACACAAGAAAAATAAAAGTAAACACGAAAAAAGACAGCAAAAACAAACTAGATATAAAGGTCAAGGTAAAGGTTGACAATATCCTGAAGTATCCTACATTATAGATATGAAAGAAAAAGTAATAACAATAAAAGTAGAAGATGCAGCGCAGGGTCAGTGGTCTCATCTGTTGTTAGAATTAAATCTAATGAAGAAAGCATGGAAGTCTTATGGTGTTGACATAAATATAAAAGCACCAGGATTAAAAAGTGTTTTGAATCATGGAACAAAAGTTTTTGATGACACAAAAAGAAATAGACGAAGCAGCTAACAATTGGAATAAAACTAAAGATCCTTACTACAAAGATCTTTGGTATAAATTAGTAAAGGAGTTTGCAGATGGAGCTAATTATTTTAAACGACGGACTATATCAATTAATTCCGTTGTCAAAGCAGATGATGGAACATGTGTCTTTATTGGGCGAAGTCGATTGCATGGACCTGTGCGAAATATTAAGACTAAAATTAACAGGATATGTTGACACGTTAAACCTACACATTATGAATGATGGTAGTGGTAGTTTACAAGGATGTATCTGTAGATGATACACCTACCCTAAAGAGGGAAAAAAATAAGGGTAGGTAATGGTGAGAAATTAAATTTCCTTTATCATTATTTTGCCACAATGTCAAATGCTAGGTTTTTCTGGTGTGCAGTAGAATTTAACAAACATATTATATTGATTAACATCAGTTCTACCTATTTCTTTCATTTTTTTTAAAGATTCTTCATAGCCAAACATAAGACAATCATATTGTGTATTGAACTTATCAGGCCATTTATATGGCTCCATACAAGCACCTGCAACTTGTGAACAAATTAATAAAGTTAATAATATTTTCATTGACAATCCTACAATATCACCTATATATAAGTTATTAAATATGAAAGGAAACGCATGACAGACATGAGTAAATATAAAAATGTTTCTCTAACAAAAGAAACATACGCTACTTTAGATAAGTTATCAAAGGTATTATTGCCCGATGCTAAATTATCTATAGCAAAGACGATTGAATCAATAGCAAACGAGAAAGCAAAGAAATTAAATGGCAAAATTAAAAAAAGCTAAAGTCACAATAACTATCTGCCAGACTTGTAAGGGTAATGGATATTTAAAAGTGGCAACAGAAGGACAAGACACAATACACCAGTGTTGGGATTGTGATTCGGAGGGTGAGTTCTATGAGACAACTGATATGGGTTGGATTGATGATGGTACTTCTGACAGCATGCACTAAAGATTTAAGATTTGATGGATTTGATCCAACAACGTCAATAGTGAAGTGGGTCTTTACCGGAGATAAAAAATGATAGGTTTGTTTTTTTTAGGCACTGCAGTTTCAATTGTTGTATTAGCTATACTGATACATGTGAGGAAATATGATTCCTGATACAGACAAAGCATACATTGCAGGATTATTTGATGGTGAAGGATCAATACATATGCGAAGAGGTATTGAAAAAAAGAAACGACACAAGGGTAAACCAGGATATAGATTGTCAAACAGTTTACGTTTATCAATGGAGATAACCATGACTGATAAATCTGTTCTAACATGGGTCCACGAAATATTAGGTTGTGGTACACTAACCGATAAACCTAGAAAAGGTAAACGAGTTGATGGAACTCCATACTTGAAACAATATAGATGGCGTTGTACATTTAGAGACGCATACTATGTGTGTTGTTTGATTTGGCCTTGGGCTCATACAAAGCTACCAAAGATACAAAAGGTAATAGAACATTACACACAAAAAGCATTAAAAGATAATGTTATAAGTTTAGAAGAGTACAGAGAGGTAAAGAACAATGTTCGATAAATACATATACGAAGGTTTACATTTTATTATGAAATGGTCAGGACAGATAAATTCCTGGGCATGGCGTAAACATGCAAAAATACTTCGAACTAAACAAAGCAAAGAGATGGAAGAGTTAGTAAGACGTCAAGAAAACTTTGAATATTTAGAAGAGTTAAAAAGAAAACTATGATTGATATTAAAAGAAAGAAAAATTTTACAGATGAAGAAGATTATGTTTATTCACTAATGGGTTGGTTAGTAGCCAATGCTGATGATGATTTAACTAAAAAATATTTAAATCACAGAAACAGAAGATTTTTTAAACATAGTTTAGAAAAAATTAGAGATCATTTAGAAGTAACAGGTTGGTATGAATATCCTGGAAAACATTTTAATTCTAGTTTAGGTCATCCATATCCTTTTAATAAAAATGACGATAGTTTAATTGTAGATAATTCAGATTATGAGTAAAAAAGAAAAATTTGATGGTATAAGTAGACCTTCTAATGATTTGTATCGTAAAAACTTTGATGAAATTTTTAAGAAAGAAAAGACACTATCCGAAATGTTAGATGAAGGATTTGAAAAAGAACAGAAAGAAAGAGAAGAAGATGATTCAGAATAGATATGAATACTGGTTTAAACAATCATTTTTAAATTCAAAACAAATAAAAGATATAAATAAATATATAAAAAAAAATTTTGATGGTAATGAACAATCAGTAAAAGCTAATTACAAAGATGTAAAAAAGCTTACAACAAAAACCATAGCCTGGAGAAAGATGAAAGACTATTTGAATGAGGTAGTAGAATATTATTCTTACATAAATCAAGATGTCTTTGGTTATGATGTATTTCCATTAAACAATTGGGCCCATGTAAATTATAACTCTTACAAAGGTAAAGATTCTGAATATGGCTGGCACTGTGATGCAACAACACAAGGTGAGAACTGCGATATCAAATTAACAATATTAATTAATCTTTCTGAAAAAAAATATGAAGGCGGTGACTTAAAAATTTTTACAGGTGAAGAGTTTATGATACCAGAGTTTAAGAATCCTGGTGATACTGTTATGATTAAATCACCAACATATCACAAAGTAACTCCTATTACAAAAGGAGAGAGAATTACATTAGCTATATTTTTAAGAGGACCAAAGTTTAGATGAAAATAGAAGGTTTATTTCCAACACCGATATTTATGTCTGCAATGACAAGACCATTTACAAATAAAGAATTGAATTGTTTTGATAAATATAAAAAAAATGCTGTATTAAATGCAGGGGGTAATAAATATTCTAAAGAAACTTTTGTATTACATGATAAGAATCTTGTTAAACTTAAAAAAAAATTATTTACATGCATACAATATTACTTTGATAATGTTTTTCAAAGTAAGAACAATGTAACACCTATCATTACACAATCTTGGTTAAACTGGAATGAAAAGAATCAAGGTCATCACATACACAGACACTCCAATAGTGTATTGTCTGGAGTCTTATATATTAAAGCAAATAGAGAAGTAGACACTATAAAATTTTATAAAGATAATAACCCTATGATAGAGCTAACACCTGAAGTAGTTAATGCCTACAACTGTAAGTCTTGGTGGCATCCTGTTCACACAGGAGATATATTTTTGTTTCCATCAAGTTTAATGCACGGTGTTGATGTAAAACAAGAAGATGATTTAAGAATAAGTTTATCTTTTAACGTTTTTGTAGAAGGTACAATCGGTGATGATTTAGAACTAAATTTATTAAGTATATGAAGATAATAGATAATTTTTTAGAACCAGAAGAATATGGAAAAATGAAAGCTATTTTATGTGGTGAGTTTTTTCCTTGGCACTACAATGATTATGTAAACAGTCGTGAAGATAAAGAAGGTTTTCAGTTTATACATTTCTTCTACGAAGACCATAAGATGTGGTCCAACTACTACAATGATATTGTACCACCGATAGTTAATAAATTAAATTGTAAAGCAATCATGAGAGTAAAAGCTAATTTAATAACCAGATCACACAAAAAATTAATTCATGGTTATCATACAGATTATGATCCACCTAATAAAAATAAGACAGCCATTATGTATTTTAACACAACAAATGGCGCAACACACTTTGAAGATGGTAGTAAAGTCGATTGTGTAGACAATAGAGTGGTCATTTTCAATTCTAAACTAAAACATTCAAGCAGCACATGCACAGATCAGAATCAAAGGGTCGTGTTAAATATAAATTATTATGATAAATAAGGAGATAGTATGAGTAATGAACAAGAAAAGATAAACGTCAGTGTATTTAATTGGGGACCCTGTGTTATTAAATTAAAGATAACTGATGAGTTTAAAAATTTTTTATTGAATGAAGCTAAAGATAATAAAAAAGATTTTAGAGATAAACTAGCAGGAATCATAGAGAAAGAGACGGGGTATAGTGAAGAAGCTAAAGCTAAAGCTGTACCGTATATGTCTCAATATCTTGGTGTATATGACCAGATGTTTGAAAAATTTATTAATAAACCGTACGAGAAAAGACCTGAATATATCTTGACTACTATGTGGATAAATTATCAGAAAGCTAATGAGTTTAACCCACCACATGATCATGATGGTAAGTTGTCTTTTGTAACATACTTACAGATACCTGAAGAGTTAAAAAAAGAGAATGCTGATTATAATGGTAAGAGCTGTGGACCTGGAGGTATACAGTTTATCTATGGTAATGGACCTAGAGATTGTGTAACTTATATGTCTTTCTTTCCTGAAGAAGGAGATATGTTTATCTTTCCTGCGTGGTTAAAACACTGGGTTGCACCGTTTAAGAGTGATTGTACACGGATCTCGGTTAGTGGTAATATACACGATTCAGCACCATTGAATGCGATTAAAAATTTTGCTCCAGCATATTTAAAGGATAAAAATAAATGATGAATGACGAAGATATAAGAGAATTTCATAACATTGGTCGAAAGATCAAGAAGAGTGATAAGTATACCTATGTCGATGCAACAAGACACGAGGACCACGGAACACGGCTCTATGATGTAAATGGTACTAGACTTCCTTCTGTCACTACGATATTAGGGGCGACCAAAGATCAACAATTTTTAAAAGACTGGAAGGCCAAAGTTGGAGAACAAGAAGCAGAGCGAATCAAAAATCTATCGAGTAATCGGGGGACAGCTATGCACAAATTCTTGGAGCACTATATCCTCGGAACTGGCTACGATGATCTTACAGAGCTCGGACAGAAGGCGAAAACCATGGCCCAAAAAGTTATTGAGATCGGTCTTGCACCTGTTGAAGAGTGGTATGGCTCTGAAGTTACATTATATTATCCTGGCCTTTACGCTGGGTCTACTGATTTAGTTTGCTCTCATAATGGTAAAGAATCTATTGTAGATTTTAAACAATCGAACAGACCAAAGAAAGTAGAGTGGATTGAAGATTACTTTATGCAGATTGCTGCATACGCCATGGCACATGACTATGTGCATAATAGTAAGATAGAACAAGGAGTTATAATGATTTGTACTCCTGATCTATACTATCAAGAATTCAAAGTTGAAGGAGCAGAGCTTCGTAAGTGGAAGCATAAGTTTCTTAAACGTTTGGATATGTATCATGAAATAAAACATGATGAGAAAGAACAAGCTAATGTAAAAATGAAAGAGGAGGACTTTAAATGAAAGTAAAAAGAAAAATACATGGGTATTACTTTGATGGTAAAAAGTCATGGATCATGTACGAAGATGAACATAATAAAATAATAATGAAGAGGTGGAGAGATGAATGAAATGTTATTTAGAACACTTCTAAAGAAGTATGAAGCAGATATTGAAGACGCACGGTACAAGATACAGTCTTTTAATGAAAACAATATAATTATACCTGAACACATAGATATAACAGGTGAGGTTGACAAACTATTACAGCTTATTGCTGAAGCTGAAGACAAAATGGCAGTAATGAGGAAATATTATGTCCAAAATAAGGCAGACAAGCAGGTATTATAGGTCATGATTACTAACCTATTTATAGGATTATCACGTAGTTTATCCAGGACTCTCTGGTATCGAATGGGTGTCGGCAGGGTGTCGGCAGGGTGTCGCAAAGGTGTCGAACTTTGGTCTAAACTGCGTCAGAAGTGTACAATTATGGCGAAATCGAGGCAAAAAGTCGACACTTGCGATACCCTTGCGATACCCTTGCGACGGGGGGGGTGTCGAAGCTACTATTCATATATACCAACGGTTATAGCTCAATTTCAGGGTTTTGCGACACCCTTCAGTTTTTTTTTATTTTTAGCGCAAGAAAAAAATAAATTGTCATTTAGGTGTCGAAAGAGTAAAAATGAATATGCCTAGGAAAAGACGAAAACGAATTGCAGCTGAAGGTGCTCCCGATATACCTTATCCGAGAGTTCGAGTGGAGTGGATTGATTGTGTCAGCGACTCGGGCTGGGCTACCGACAAAGAGTTTGACAAAATGAAATTAGCAAGACCTGTTAATGAAGGTTGGTTATACTCTAAAGATAAAGATTCAATAAAACTATTTGCGTCTTATGATTTAGATGAGGATAGTATTACGTTTGGGGATCGTACTATGATACCTCGTCAGTGGGTGAAGAAGATTCAAAAAATTTAATGTTCGAAGATTTATTTCCTACATTGCTTTACAGTAAAGATTTAAAATTAAATCTTAATGAGTTATCTAAATATTGTTTAAAATTTAAACAAAGACATAAAGTTAGTTTTGATGCAAGTAATGCAGGCGGTTGGCAGTCTCCAAAACTGGGTGGAGATGATCCTGTTATAAAAGATGTTATAAAACAAACACCTGTTTTAGGTAAACTTTTTAAAGAAATATTAAAAGCAGGAGAAGAATATAGAAAGAAAATACACTATTCTCAAAAATTAAAGATTTCAAATATTTGGGTAAATGTAAATGGTTATAAAGATTGGAACTCACAACATATACATCCTAACGCTGTGTTAGCTGGTGTTTATTATATTAATGTTCCTAAAAATTCAGGAACTATAAATTTTAAACATCCTTCTAACAATGTTATAGAGTATGATTGGGAACCACATTTGATGGAAAAGTATACACCACATAACTTACCTGCATGGAACGTCACTCCTAAAGAAAACAAACTGTTATTGTTTCCAGGTTGGTTACCACATTTGGTAACGCCTAATTTTAGTCAAGAGGAGAGAATATCTATTTCTTTTAATTTAAGAAGATGAAACCTTTGGAGTCACATCAATTATCTGTGCGTAATCGTCTAATATCTGTTTCATTTTTGCTTCTAGTTCTTGTTCTGATAGGTCCTCTAATTTTCCTGTTTTTATTATCTTCCTATCTATGTATAGTCCTGCTGCTTTTCCTCTGTTTGCTTCCGCATTCACTGCAGAAGAAAACGATCCTTTTTTTAAAGCGGCTTCACGGAGTCTAGCAAGCTCTGCAACGTGACCTTCATAAGTCACTTCATGTTTACGAAGTCTTTCTTCTCTTAACTGACCGATATATTTTACAACAAGAGGTGATTGTCTTGGGTTGCATAATTCTGATCCTTCTTGTCTTGCACGTTTAGGACTATACCCAGCAGCGATAGCTGCTTCTGTTTGAGTCATAGGTCCATCTGGTCCACCGAATACTAAAAACTCTGCGAACCTCTGTTGCATCTCTGTTAATCTTTTTGGAACACCCATAGTTGACAATTTAAGGTAACATTGTTATATTGTCAAGATATGAAAGATGACAGAGGAAATCTAGATTTAACCAAACAAATAGATAATCTTAAACTTACCATTAAGATGTATCAACAGTTGTTAGTTGATGCTCAAAGACAAATTTATTACTGGAAAAAATTCTCATACGAGAATGAAAAAAACATAAATCTCTTGCAAGGTTATAAAAAAGTGATAGAGGATTTATCCAACAAGTTAAGACGAAAAGATTCATGAGAGTTCAAGACTTGCAGCTATTCTTGAGTAACTTTACAAAAGGTTCTGACGCAGTAAAAAATGCAGTTATCTATGTCGAGATAAAAGGAAAGTTGCATGCAATCCGACGTATGGAAGTACATGAAAATGCAGTTCCTATCATAGGCCAGCCAGGTCGTAGTGCTCACAGATTAGTTATGAAAACTGAAAAACCTTCGAGTCTTATCTTACCAGATAAACTTCAGAAGGACTATTAATGAATGACAATGTTACTCTAAAAAACGCATGGGACCAGAGCGTAAATTATATCAAAAAATTAAAAAACATTTTACTAATATTTCGCTTATTCGACTTGAAAATAATAGCTTACACGGTACTCCCGATCTATTGGCTTATAATACTTCTGGTCACTTTTTCACTATCGAACTGAAAGTCACTTCAGGTAACAAGATTAAATTTTCACCACACCAAATAGCCTTCCATGTTAGGCATCCTAACAATACCTTTATCATGGTAGAGGCCCTCGGTCCGAGTACCGTGAAACTTTTTCCAGGGTCCAAGATTCAAGAACTTGTTGCTTGTGGCTTGGAGCTTGAAGCTTGCAGCTTGGGGCTTGAGGCTTGTCATTTATATTTATCAAAACTTGGTGCTTGAAGCTTGGCGCTTGTAGCTTGAAGCTTTAGGCCCGGACCAGGACGTACGCGCTTGGTAAGGCCGTACGAGCCCGAAGCGCTAATAGTCTGGTCCGATATTCCACGCGGGAATTTTGTTTTAATGTTTACCATATGAAACCGTTTTAATTTTTGGATCCCAACATTGTCTGCAGTCTCTGCACTCGTTGTCTTGAGCTGGAGCCGGGCAGGTGTGAAAACCTTTGTCCACTACCATTGAAGAGTTAGGCCACGAAGCAGGCGCCCGCTGGTTCACCATGGGCGCGCTAAATCGTATGACTAAATTGTTTGGCTTATCCTGAAGATGGTCCTTAATCCATGCTTCACGAGTTGGCATCCAATGCTTTTTTGAAGGTGTTAACTTGCACACTTCATAAATTTTTTGTAAGTGATTTAAATCTTGTACATCGCCGCTGTCGTGCCATCTGAACACGTCCGGCTTTTTGCTGTTGATCAGGTGAGCCATTGCCTGGACCCAGTCCGGACTCTTCAACGCTGCCAGCCTTCGATACTGTGCATCCTGAACAACTTTGAAAACGTAACAGCCCTTGAGCGCGTAACAGTCATAACAGACGCTGCCCTTCACCTGCTGGAGCTTGCCGCCAGTCTTGCACTCTTTGGCAGGTAAACCAATTGACCAGCCAGGCATCTTTGAAGGCTTGCTCAATGAGCCGCCTATAATTTTTAATGCTTCATCAGTTTTCATAATTTCTCCTTTATTATCCTATAACATGAATCCGGCCAGCTGTCAAGCTTGCAGCCTGGAGCTTGCGGCTTGTTGCTTGGAGCTTTGAACCCGGTGCGCTTGCAGTCTTCTAACCATTTGAAGAACTCTTCACAGCTGGCCAGGTACGCGGCCGGCAATGTGCCATGGTCCTGTGTGAACCATGGCAGCAAATTATTGTGTTTAATTCTCTTCATTTATTTTCTTCATTCGATCCATATCCTGCTTTACCAGCCGCAGGATCTCTTCTAGAGCGTCTGCTATTCTTATTAGCGGGTTAACTGATCTATCATTTATTTCTTTGTCCATATTATTCCTTTCTAAATCCATCCTATAGTATCCTTCACCAGCTGTCAAGCTTGAAGCTTGCGGCTTGACCAGCCAACGCCAGACTGTCTGTGTTCTAGCGGCGGCGGCGCGTTGACTGATCCCAGGTTACTATTCTAGGGCTCCCTATATTGACCGACCCGATAGTATCATATGTTTACCGGGCTATGGTATAGTAACCAGGGATCAGGCCAGGTTGTCTGTGTATCCCTGGCTTTAATCCTACTTGCTTTTGTAGGTGCAAGTCCCCAGAATATTTATAGTTTTGTTTCAGCGATAAATATTCAAATGAGGCTGAACATCATATATAATCCTTGACAATCCTTTTGTCAAGTGCTAATTTCAAATCATGCAAAAAATAAATAACCAAGAAAGAGGAAACATGACTAAAGAAAAAAGACAAACTCTTAATGCAGATAAGAGAAAAGTTATTGCAGATGTATTTCAAAGCCATTTTGAAGATAATTCAAAATATAAGAAAGCATGGCAAGACGCAAAAGAAACTTACAATGATATGCGAGAACAAGCAAAAGTTAAAATAAATAATCTCGTAAGATTTCATCAACCACAAGAAGATGTAGATACAATTCGTTCTATGGTTAATAAGTATGGCGAAAGTGGTGGAAGATTATATGATGATAATTGTTTTCATGTTCAAAACTCTACACCTCGTATGGACACCGACTACAACGACAATCCAGTTGAAAAATATGATGATGTTCATGTTGAGTTTAAAGCAGATAAAGAATTTTTAACTGCTTATTATCGTGATGAGATGAAAGCAAAAGGCATTGACGCAGATTATGATGTAAGACTTGGCGACAATTACGACAAAAGAAATCCGACTTATTATAATTCAGAAAGTGCAGTAAATAAATATTTGGGTTATGGTAGTCGTAATGATGTAAGTGGACAATCAGATTTTCAAAAAGATAAATGGGAAAATGATTTTAAACTTATTGTTATTGGAACATCTTATTGTCATAGTCGTATGTTTCAAACCAATGAGGCAGAATATAATTGGTTTAAATCTTTTATGGTTGCAAAAGACAATGTAATTCTTGCACACAAAAATCTTTTTGACCATGTTGATAAGAAAATGCAAAAACTAAAACTTGGTTTGAAATCTTACAGATACTTTGACCAAGCAAAAGAGTTAGCTGATAAATTAGGTGTTGTACTAAATGAAAGTGTATTGAATGAAAGTAGTTCAATGGCATTATCTATTTATAGTCCAACTAATCTAGCTGATTTATTAACTGATGAGGTTGAACAAACTAGAGAGGAAAAAATAGCAATAGCCAAACAACTATTGCGAGAACAACAATCTGTAAATTAAGGGTTGACAAACCTATCCTACTTATTGTAGGATAGGTTATTAATTAGAAAGGATATATGACTAAAACATTCTACATAACTTATTGGGCTTCTAAACATAAGAAGCACATAACAAGACAAGGTAAGCATGACGAAAAATCTAGATATGGAACATCTAAACAGGGTGTCCCTTATTATGTTTATTATGATTTAGATAGTCATGGATATAGGACTGCAACAACAAGTTGGAAAGTGAGGCACTAATGGAATATTTAATTTGTTTTGGATTTCCATTAATTTTTGTTTTGGGTGTCTGGTTAGCTAAAGACACTCAAAAATTTATTGACTTTAAAAATGCACAGGCTAGACTAAAAAAAGAAAGAGAGGAGTAATGACAGGCGAAATAATAGGAAGATTGTTAATGGTACTAACAGGATTTGTACTAGCGATGTTAGGAGTAATAGTTTTTATACATGGACAACATTATGAGATAGGAGTATTAATTTCTTTTGGTGGTGTCATGGCAATGTTTGGGGGGTTACCATATTATGAGTGATTATAATTGGTGCCATGGTCCGAATTGCCATACAAATAAAACACAGGATAGAATAAGAGGTGTTAAAGGCTCAAAGGTTTTGAGGACTAGAAAGATTGCAAGTAATAAATGGAATGCAAATACAATATGGTCTGTGTTTTGTAGTCAAGGTTGTTACACAGATTTCTTTTATACATATTGGCGACAAGTTATTGCAATCGCGCCGAGGACCGAGTGCCTTGAAACACCGATTGAGGACCCAAAGAAAACAACTCATACAACTAGTTATGGTTATACTTATACAAACACAGAAATAAAAGAGGTTGACAATAACACCAATCCTTGATAATGTAGGATATGACAAATACAAATACAGACAATAAAACAGAAGAAAGAAAGAATAGATTCACAGGTCAATCTATTCTATTAACTAAACAAGAAGCTACGATTCATGATAGATTATTCATCAATGAATTAGCAGCTACACTAGAAGACAAAGCCGCAGGTTTTGACGGTGCATCTAAACTATGGGATAAGGTACGAGCCGACATCAATTGGTTTAGACAACACAATGCCGAAGCTTACATGATCTTATTAGATTAAACTCCTTGCCCCTGGCCCTACGGGCCAGGGGTCCCAAACAAATTCCAAACATCTAAAATATATAAGACCCTATCCCCCCTTTTTACAAAAAGGGGTCCCACTACTCTAGGTTGTATTGCTTGATTTACAGAGTTTTAGCTGGTAAAAACATGTTGAACATCTTAAATATGATGCAAAAAATTTTTTAAAAAATTTTAAATGAATTTGAATAATATAGATATAAGTAAACTACCCGCAGACGTCCGTAGGAAATATAAACAGCTGCAAGTAATGCATGCTGAAAAAAAGATACAGAATAAAGCTAAAGAAGACTTCTTATCTTTTGTTAAATGTATGTGGCCCGATTTTATAGAGGGGTCCCATCACAGGCACATTGCAGAAAAATTTAATAAATTAGCAACCGGTGAAATAAATCGTTTGATCATTAATATGCCTCCTAGGCATACAAAATCTGAATTTGCATCTTATCTCCTGCCAGCGTGGATGGTGGGCCGTGATCCAAAACTCAAGATCATTCAAGCAACGCACACAGGAGAACTCGCAGTCAGGTTCGGTCGGAAAGCCAAGAACCTAATCGACTCGGAAGATTATACAAAAATTTTTCAAACAAGATTACAAGAAGATTCAAAGGCAGCAGGGAGATGGGAAACTGCACAGGGCGGTGAATATTTTGCGGCTGGTGTTGGCGGAGCGATTACAGGTAGAGGAGCGGACCTACTGATTATCGATGATCCACATTCCGAGCAAGACGCACTATCACCCACGGCTCTCGAATCAGCTTACGAATGGTACACGTCAGGTCCACGTCAGCGTTTACAACCAGGCGGTAAGATCGTGCTCGTCATGACAAGATGGAGTAATAAAGATCTAACGGGTAAACTTATACAGAACCAAAAAGAAGCTAAAGCTGATCAGTGGCACGTGGTCGAATTTCCAGCAATCATGGACCATGGATCAAAGGACGCAAAGCCAGTTTGGCCAGAGTATTGGAAGTTAGATGAGCTTGAGAAGGTCCAAGCAACACTGCCCACGGGCAAATGGAACGCGCAGTGGATGCAAAACCCAACAGCAGAAGAAGGAGCTATTCTAAAACGAGAGTGGTGGCGAACTTATGAGGGTGAGAATATTCCACAACTACATCACGTCATACAATCTTATGATACTGCATTTTTAAAAAAAGAAACTGCAGATTATTCTGCTATAACGACTTGGGGTATTTTTTATCCTAATGAAGATTCAGGTGCTAATTTAATATTACTCGATGCAATTAAAGGACGTTACGAGTTTCCAGAACTACGGCGTCTTGCATTAGAGCAATATAAGTATTGGAATCCTGAAACAGTTATTATTGAGGCGAAAGCATCAGGTTTACCACTTACTTACGAACTTCGTAAGATGGATATACCGGTTATGAACTACACACCCTCGAAAGGTAATGACAAGCATTCTAGAGTAAATTCGGTTGCACCTCTGTTCGAATCTGGTATGATATGGGCTCCAGAGCAGAAATTTGCAGACGACGTCATTGAAGAGTGTGCTGCGTTTCCGTATGGAGACCATGATGACCTAGTCGACTCTACTACACAAGCCATCATGCGATTCAGACAAGGTGGACTAATTAATCACCCTGAAGACTATGTCGACGAACAAGTCGAAAAAACTAAAAGGAATTATTACTAATGGCTACGTTTACATTACCGCAGATGATCTCAAGATTGACAAAAGGCTTTGTCAAAGTGACGGGTAGAATGCCAGATGGCCTAGAAAAAATTAAAATCAAACAAGAAGCATTAGAAAAAATTAAACAACAAGATAAAGTTGTCGACATGAAAGGCAACGTTATCGATACATCAAAAGGTATTATGGGTGGCGAACAGGTTGGAATGTTTGATAACATATTTAATAAAATGCAAAAACAGATGGGTAAAGGTGATCCAAAAATAGTAAAACCAAAAAAACCAGACCCAGAAAAAAAAGCTATGGGTGGTCGTATTGGTTATGCAGAAGGCACACCTTCTTTTGAAGAGTATTTAAAAGAAAGACAAGGCATAGAAAAAAAAGAAAATTTTGAAAGACTATACAAAGAATATTTAGAAGACCTACGTAGAAAAGAAGTTATGCAGCAAAAACAAGAAGCAGCTGATGGTGGTCGTATTGGTTTAAAACTTGGTATGAATAGACGAGCGTTTTTAAAATTAATGGGTGGCGTTGGTGCAGGTATTGGTGCACTTAAAACAGGATTATTAAAATTTGCTGGTAAGGGAGCTGCAAGCAAAATTACAAAAGATATTATTAAAACAGACGCTGTGCCTGGTAAACCAGAATGGTTTGATGCTCTTGTTACAAAAGTAATTAATCAAGGTGAAGATGTAACTAAAAAATTTGCAACACAGGAAAGAGAAAGTGTGCATAGATTAAATATAGATAAATTTGAAGATGTAACAGTTTATAGAAATACAGATACAGGTGAGATCAGAGTATCTTATGAATCACCAACAAACGTTGGTGAAGAGTCTGTTGATCTTGTTTACAAAAAACCTTTAGCTGATGAAGGTGATCCAAGACCATCAGCTGAATTTTATGCAGTAGAACCTGAACCACGAGTTATGAATCCAGATGGTGATATGGAATTTGATGGAGAAAATTTAGTAAACAGTATTGATGATTTAATGTCCGACACAAGTAGATTAAAAATAATTGCAAGAGGAGATAATAAACCAACTATAAAAGAATTTGTAGAATCTAAAAGAAAAAAAGATAAGACAAAAGCTATTAACGAAGATCCAGTACAACAAGCAGAATATCTAGAGGAAAAATATGGACCAGCTCCTGATAACGAACCAGACTTTGCATCAGGCGGTGTTGCAAGACTATTAGGAGAATAATGAAAGATTTGTTAGCTACTATCGATCTATATGATGATGACGAGATAAGAGTAGAATTAAAAAGAGGTAGTCAACCACCCCCGGACACTAGTCCTGTTAAAACAGATGTATATCAATATCCACGATCAAATAGATTTGGAACTGTTTATGCTAAAACTCCTGGTAAAAATCAATATGCAGCAATGCGTACTTTAGAAGAAGTTCAAGCTGCAATTGACAATGCACCTCCTATAAAAATAGAAGATAAACTATTTGAACAAAATAAAAAAGATTTAAGAGGAGATAGTGAATATTCTGGAAAATCAGTTGTTACTAGAAAAGAACAAGATAAGTATGGTGAAAAATTAAAATACAAATCAGCTGGTAAAAAAAGAATAGAAAATACTTCTAAATATGCAGAAGCCAGAAAAGCTAAAGACTTATACAGATCGAATCCTGCTATCTTAACTAAATTAGCTGGTAAAGATGGATTGCAACTTGCTCACTTATCTTTAGGAGAGTTAGATACTTTAAAAAATTTAGGTTATCTACCAGCAGATATAAACATAAAACAATATCACCCTTTTGAAAAAAAAATAGTAGCTATATCAAAAGATATTTATGACATACAGAATAATAAAAATTTATCTGTTTCAGAAAAAAGAATGGCGATAGCTCAAAAACAAAAAGAAGATAGAGCGTTAAGAAAAAAATTTCCTCAATATGCAAAAACAAAAGCTAGATTAAATGTCAAAGCAACAGGCTTTGATGGAGGGTTAATGATTAAAGAAAAATTACCTGATCCAAGTATTGCTATTGCTCCAGATGAAGCAGGCACTACATTAAAAAAAATAGATTCTAAATCTGCTAAAGCAGATGAAATATTAAAACTAGGAAAAGATTCATTGCAAAAAAATTTATTACAAAAATATGCAGCGATAGGTTGTGGACCAAAAGCAGCAAAAGAAGGTGGCAGAATAAATTTTGATGCAGGTGCAAGTATATCATGTATTAGAAAAGGTTTAGAAAAAGTTAGAAGTGGAGATAATTTATCACCTGCAGATAGATTAAATATAAATAAAATAAACAATATTACTAAAACAGCAAAAGGTGCAAAAGCTGTAGCTAATGTAACTAAAGTTCTTGGTGCAGGATTAATTGCTCCTGAAATAATTTTTGGTGGTTTCTTTGCAGCAACAGATTATGCAACTGGTGCAAACAAAGATGAGATAATTTCTAATTTAACTTTTGGTTTTGCTGGTAAAGACATGAAAGAACAATTAAAAAAATCTGATCCAAGATACGGACAAGCAGATAAACTAACAGATGTTTATCAAGGTTATTTAAGTGGTTTAAATAAATTAGGTGAACCAAAACAATATGTCAGCAGACCTGGTAAAGTAACAACTGAACAAGATGTATTAAAAGCTATGCAACCTTTTACGAGAGTAAACCCACAACTAGAGACTGGAGATTTTTTTGATTTAAATATGTATGAATCACAAGCAAAAAAAGATAGAGCAGCAGAAGCAAAATTTGCAGAGGAAAGATTAAAACGAGCAGAAGAACGAGGATACTATGATCCAGGCATTGGTGGTTCACAAAGAATAGATGAATTTCAAGCTGCAGGTGGTGGTATTGCAAAAGAAGCAGGTGATCCATCAGGACCTCCTCCAGAATCAGGGCCTCAACCTCTAGGGTTGCTATCCCTTAAAAACCGTGTTAGAAACTACTAGGAGTAATATATGGCAGAAATAGACAAAGGACTCCCGAACACTAGAAATAAACTTGAGATTCCTTCGGATGAAGAAATACAAGAAATTGCTGTTCAGGAAAAACAACCAGAAAAAGGACCAATCGAAGTTATCCCTGAAGAAGATGGTGGAGCAACTATCGATTACGAACCAGGTTCAATTAATGTACCTGGAACAGAATCACATTTTGATAATTTAGCAGATCTTTTACCAGATGATGTTTTAGATCCAATTGGTAATGAGATGACTCAAAATTATATGGATTATAAAACTTCAAGAAAAGAATGGGAACAAGCGTATATCACAGGTTTAGATCTTTTAGGATTTAAATATGAAAATAGAACTGAACCTTTTCAAGGAGCTAGTGGTGCAACTCACCCAGTTCTTGCTGAAGCAGTCACACAGTTTCAAGCACAAGCTTACAAAGAATTACTACCATCAGATGGACCTGTAAGAACACAGGTTATTGGTGTTAAAAATCCTGGAACAGAACAACAAGCAAATCGTGTTAAGGATTTTATGAATTACCTAATTATGGATCAGATGAAAGAGTATGAATCGGAATTCGATTCTATGTTATTTCACTTACCATTAGCAGGATCAACTTTTAAAAAAGTATACTACGATGTCCCTATGGGCAGAGCAGTATCAAAGTTTGTACCTGCAGATGAATTAATTGTCCCGTATACGGCTACCTCATTAGACGATGCGGAGGCAGTTATTCATAAAATAAAAATTTCTGAAAACGAATTAAGAAAACAACAAGTGTCAGGATTCTATAGAGATGTAGAGTTAGGTCCTCCAGGCACAGACACAAATAATGAACTTGCAAAAAAAGAACGTGAGTTAGATGGTACAAAAAAAACAGGTAAGAATGAACCTGTATATACTTTGTTAGAATGTCATGTTAATTTAGACCTAGAAGGTTTTGAAGAGGTTGATGCACAAAATGAGCCAACCGGAATAAAATTGCCCTACGTAGTAACTGTAGAAGAAGGCAATAGAAAAGTTCTTTCTATTAGAAGGAACTATGCGCCCAATGATCTAAAGAAAAGTAAGATCCAATATTTTGTCCATTTTAAATTTCTGCCAGGACTTGGATTTTATGGCTTTGGACTCATTCACATGATTGGCGGATTGAGTCGTACGGCAACGGCGGCTCTCCGTCAATTATTAGATGCAGGAACTCTCTCAAATCTTCCAGCAGGATTTAAGCAGAGAGGTGTAAGAGTTAGGGATGAAGCATCACCTATTCAACCAGGTGAATTTAAAGATGTAGATGCACCAGGTGGAAATTTAAGAGATGCATTCTTTCCTTTACCATACAAAGAACCATCACAGACTTTATTAAATCTTTTAGGTATCGTTGTACAAGCAGGTCAAAGATTCGCGGCTATTGCTGATATGCAAGTGGGCGATGGAAATCAAGGTGCAGCTGTAGGAACTACAATTGCTCTTCTTGAGAGAGGATCAAGAGTTATGTCTGCAATTCATAAAAGATGTTACGCAGCGATGAAATCAGAATTTAGATTATTATCTAAAATTGTTTCACAATATTTACCACCAGAATATCCATTTGATGTTGTAGGTGGTGCAAGAAATATTAAACAATCAGATTTTGATGATAGAGTTGATGTAATACCAGTTGCTGATCCTAATATTTTTTCAATGTCTCAAAGAATTACTTTAGCACAAACACAGTTGCAGATTGCAACATCAAATCCACAATTACATAACATGTATCAAGTGTATCGAGGAATGTATGAAGCGATAGGTGTTAAAGATGTTGATGCAGTTTTACCACCACCGGCGCCAACAGCACCGATGGACCCAAGTTTAGAACACATTAATGCTTTAGGTGGCAAACCTTTTAGAGCTTTTCCTGGTCAAGACCATAGAGCACACATTACAGCTCACTTAAATTTTATGTCGACTAATATTGTAAGAAATAATCCTGCAGTTATGGCTGCAATACAAAAAAATATTCTTGAACACATATCAATTATGGCTCAAGAGCAAGTACAATTAGAGTTTAGAGAACAAATGCAACAAATGATGATGATGCAACAGCAGGCAGCGACTAATCCACAGGTTCAAGCACAGTTACAACAGATAACAAATCAAATTGAAGCACGAAAAGCTATCTTAATTGCAGAGATGACTGAAGAATATATGAAAGAAGAGAAAAAAATTACGTCACAATTTGATAATGACCCTCTATTAAAACTAAAATCACGTGAAGTTGACTTACGTGCGATGGAAAATGAAAGAAAAAGAATAAATGATGAGGCAAATCAAGATCTTCAAAGGTCTAAATTAATGCAAGCACAAGATCTTGCAGAGGATAAAATGGATCAAAACGAAGATTTAGCAAAATTACGAGCTGGAGTCAGTCTTGCAAAGTCAGGAATTGATCAAGCAGCTATTGTAATGGACGATAATTAATGTTAAGGAGATAATATTATGATGAACTATAAAAAAGCAAAACAAATAGCGGTTCCAGAGCAGAATGTAGAGGTAGATCCAAGATCTAAAACTACTGCTGATGGTGCTTTCAACTATATTCCTACTGGAGACAAGGAAAAAGTTAGAGGTACTAAAAGAATGCTAGCTAACAAGAAAAAAGAAGCTACTTGGTACTAAATTATGTGGTTATCGGCAATTAAACTAGCCGTTTCTGCTGGAAGTAAGATTTACGAGAACAAGCAGAAGACGAAAATGGCAATGTCAGAAGCACAACTGATGCATGCCTCTCGTATGGCCTCTGGAGAGGAAGCTTACCAGGGAAAACTTTTAGAAGCCAGACAATCAGACTGGAAGGACGAGGCAGTTTTAATAATTTTAAGTTTGCCCGTGTTGGTGCTTGCTTGGGCAGTCGTATCGGACGATCCAACAGCGATGGACAAGGTAAAATTGTTCTTCGATATGTTCTCGCAGCTCCCGTCATGGTTCACAAATCTTTGGATCCTTGTCGTGGCGAGTATTTATGGTATAAAGGGTACACAAATTTTTAGAAACGGCGGAGGAAAAAAATAATGAGTCTATTTAGTTTTGTAAAAGCAGGTAAAAAGATTTTTGGTAAGGGTAAAGTTTCACCAACTATTAGTTCTGTGAAACCAAATGTTCCTCTAACAAAAAAAGAAAAAGCTTTATCTAAATTAAATATTTTAAAACAAAAAACAAAAACTTCTAGTTTAAAATTAAAAAATACTTTAGCTGATATAAAAGAAAAAGCTACAAAGAGAGAAAATAAAATGGGCGGCGGAATGATGGGCCGTAGATTTGGTTACAAAGGTGGATCTAATGGTCTTGTAGGTAAACAAAAAAATATAGATATAGCAGCACCGTTTGGTAAAATTACTGGAGCGGACTTTAAAAAATTAAGGAAAAAATAATGGCAAAACTTTGTCCAAAAGGAAAAGCAGCAGCGAAGAGAAAATTTAAAGTATATCCATCAGCATATGCTAATATGTATGCTTCTGGAGTTTGTTCAGGTAAAATTACACCAGGTGGAAAAAAAGGTAGCCGTAAAAAAGCTATGGGTGGTGGAATGATGGACATGACTAGAATGAGATATCTAAAAGGAGGACAAGTATAATGGCTGAATCTAAATTTATTCAAAAAAAAAAAGAAAAACAAGCAGGTCCTACTGCAGGTAAACCAAAAAAACAGAAAAAAATACCAATCATTATTAAAATGGATGGGGAAGAATTTATATTAAATCCTGGTAAAAATCTTGAGGTGATGAACTTTTCAAAAGGTGGAAGAGCAGGATTTAAGATGGGTAGTAAATGTAAGTTAGCCATGAAAGGCAAAGGAAGAGCTTACGGAAAGAATTCGTAATGCGAACGCATTTTTCAAAAGGTGGTTTAAGATCATGGGTGAAGGAAAACTGGGTCGATATTGCAAACAAAAAATCAGATGGCTCATACCCGAAGTGTGGAAGAAGTGGTGGAGAAAAAAGAAAAAATTATCCAAAATGCGTGCCTATTGCAAAAGCAAGAGCGATGTCCAAAGGGCAACGTGCGGGTGCCGTAAGAAGAAAACAAGCAGTGGCTAATACAGGACCAACACCGAGTAGAGCTGCAACATTTGCAAAGAAAAAGAAGACAGCATAATGAGAAAATATTATTCAAAAGGCACAATGCCTGCAAGAAACAAAAAGAATTTTAGATCCACAAAAAGTGGAGCTGGAATGACAGAGGCTGGAGTTAAAGCTTATAGAAGACTTAACCCTGGTTCTAAATTAAAAACAGCCGTGACTGGAAAAGTGAAGCCAGGATCAAAAGCTGCCAAACGTAGAAAATCATACTGCGCAAGATCTCTTGGACAATTAAAAAGAGCATCAGCTAAAACAAGAAACGATCCTAATTCAAGAATAAGACAGGCACGGAGAAGATGGAAGTGCTAAATGCAATTAGAAACAGTAATAAATAAACTTTTAAGATTTTTAAAAGAAAGAACAGAAGACTTATCCGTATCAGTCACATCTGGAGGGGTTGACAGTATGGAAAATTACAAGTATATAATAGGACAAATCAATGCATTGGAATCAGTGCACCAGGAAATCTCTAACCTGCTAAATGATAAGGAGCACAATGAAGGAACAGTCATCGATATTAACACCAAAAAATGATCTTATTGGTGTAAAAAAATCAGAAAAAAAAGAACCTAAACTACCTCAACCAACAGGTTGGAGAATGTTAGTTTTACCTTTTAAAATGAAAGAGAAAACTAAAGGTGGATTAGTATTAGCTGAAACTACATTAGAGAGACAACAAGTTGCATCTCAAGTAGGATTAGTTATGGCCATGGGTCCACAATGTTATAAGGATAAGGAGAGATATCCTGAAGGTCCATGGTGCAAGGTTAAAGATTGGGTTATGTTTGCGCGTTATGCAGGCAGCCGAATCAAAATAGATGGTGGGGAAATGCGTCTGCTAAACGACGATGAAGTGTTAGCAACAATTGATAGTCCAGAGGACATCTTGCATGAGTTCTAAACATAGGAAGGAGTAGCTATGCCAGACAAAGAAGAAAAATTAGTACCTATTGATACATCAGGACCTGATGCTACAGTAGATATTGAAGAAAAAAAAGAAGAAGCTGTAATTGAACAGCCGGAAACAACGGAACAAGAAACAGATAAAACATATGAAAACGAACGAGAAACAAAGTTAGAAGAAAAAAAAGATGATAGTGAGTTAGAAGACTACAGTAAAGGTGTACAAGCTCGTATTGCGAAATTAACTCGTAAAATGAGAGAAGCAGAAAGAAGAGAACAGGCTGCTGTTGAGTATGCTAGAAATGTAGAAGAAAAAAGACAACAATTAGAAAAACGTTTTGAAAAGACAGATTCTGATTACATTAAAAAATTTGAGACAACTATATCTTCAGGTTTAGAAGCTGCACAAAAAGAATTAGCTGCTGCTATTGAAGCTGGTGATGCAGGTGCTCAAGTTGAAGCTAATAAAAGAATTGCAATGCTCGCGTTTGAGAATGCAAAACTTGATGCAGCTAAAGAGGGAAGACAAACAACACAAGAAGAAAAACCTGTACAACTCTCTCAAGCAAATAATGTAAACATTCCTCAAAAAGATGATCCAATTAACACGGATCCTAGGGCTGAAGCATGGGCTGCAAGAAACTCATGGTTTGGAACTGACAGAGCAATGACTTACACTGCATTTGAGATACACAAGGATCTTACTGAAAAAGAAGGGTATGATCCAAGTTCTAACGAGTATTATGCTGAAGTTGATAAACGTATTAGAGTTGACTTTCCGCATAAATTTGGTAATACTGAAACAAAGCAAACGACCGCTCCTGTTCAGACAGTAGCTTCAGCTAATAGAAGCGTAAAGCCTGGTCGCAAAACTGTGAGACTCACATCATCACAGGTAGCAATAGCTAAAAAATTAGGTGTGCCACTCGAAGAGTACGCAAAACAATTAAAAAACACGGAAGGAGCGTAAAATGACAAAAGACGAAAAAAATACTTCTCGTGCGAACCAAACACGGTCACAATCTGAAAGACCTAAAGTGTGGGTTCCACCATCTTCTCTAGATGCACCCCCTGCACCTGATGGATTCAGGTATAGATGGATAAGAGCAGAGAGCGTCGGCTTTCAAGACACTAAAAACATATCTGGAAGATTAAGAGAAGGATATGAATTAGTAAGAGCTGAAGAAGTTGAAAATGCATCTGATTATCCAGTCCTCGATGAGGGCAAATACAAGGGAGTGATTGGGGTCGGTGGCCTTCTACTTGCGAAGGTACCTGAAGAGATCGCGCGACAACGTCAAGATTATATGTCTAATAGACATAAACAACAAGACGAAGCAGTAAATAACGATCTTATGAAGGAGCAGGATAGTAGAATGCCTATCAATGTTGATAGACAATCTCGTGTAACCTTCGGTGGTACGAAAAAATAATTTTTTTTAATCACTGAATTTATAAACCGTACTGGAGGCCCTTCGGGGCAGGTACATAAGGAGAAACAACTATGGCAAATAGAAACACACAAGGTTTTGGACTAGTGCCTGCAGGAACGCTTGGATCAACTCCAGCGACTTCTGGTCAAGGTAAGTACAAAATCGATGCGGGTTATGCAACGACTATATTTCATGGTGGTTGTGTTGCTTCTAATGCTGGTTACATTATCGATGGTCAAACGACTGATGCACCTGTTTTAGGTGTATTAAACGGAATATTTTACAACGCGGCTACAACTTTAAAGCCTACGTTTGCAAATCATTACGTTCAGGTAACACCAGCAAACTCGGAAGATATCGATGCATTTGTATTCGATAACCCACAACAACAATATGTAGTAGCAACTGATGATGCAGTAGCACAATCTGGATATTTAGAAACGTATGACATGAATGCTTCAGCTGGTAGTACAACTACTGGTCAGTCTTCAGCTACACTAGATATTGGAGATACAAGTGCTGATGCAGCTTCATGGAGATTATTAAGATCTGCTGAAGATCCTGAAAACGATGAAAATGCGGCTTTCAGATCTGTAGTAGTAGTTGCTAATCTAATTGAGCTACAATCGTAAAGCTAGAATAGGAGAACAATAATGGCAATATCACGATCACA